CGCCAGCCAATACCGGTGCAGTGAGAGAAGGGTCGGCAGTTGTAAAACAATCGGAAGGAACAAAGCAAATAACAATTACGTTGTCACAGGCAGCAGGCACTTCCGCTTAATTTTTTATTGACGTGAGTAGGAAAAGAGACAAAAATAAAAATCAAGGAAAGTCAGACCTGTTAAAGGGTCTGACCAGCCTTTCTTTGGAAGATATTGTAGGATTGCAAAAAACTCTTCCTACTGTACTTCAATCTAAATTACAACAGATGTCCCGGTCTGACAACTTGGGGGATTTGGTGAAAGCTAATCTTTACATGGGGAACATCAACCAAAGACAGGACGATGTAAAGGCTGTGTTCTTCAACCCGGACGAAGCAAGCGATACGGGAAGGGGTTACAAAGACCCTAACTTTTACGGTTCTATGCCGTTTGAGGTACTTCGGAGAATGGGGGACATCTTTGTTGTTCGGGCTGTTGTCAATACCCGTGTCGAACAGGTTCAGAACTTTCTCCATTTCAGTACGGATGAACAGAAAGAAGGGTATACTATTAGAAGGAAAAGAAATCCTTTTGAAAAGGTAAGCGTAGAACGTTCAAGAGAAGATCAGATTAAAATTAGCTATATCAGAAAGTTTTTGGAAGAAGGTGGTTTTCACGACAAATGGGAATCGTTTGATACATTCCAAGATTTTGGGAGAAAAGTTGTGTTTGATAGCCTTACTCTTGATCAACTTGCTTTTGAAATAGTAAGGGATAGATCATGGAATTTGGCTCGTTATCGTGCTGTAGACGCTTCTTTGATACGTTTTCTTGATAGTATCGATCCGAAGTTCCGGGAAGAATTTGAGCAGTATCGGTTCAAAGGCTATTTACCAAAATATTGTATGTGCTGGCAAGGTCAGATTATGCAGCATCCTGTTACGCATGAAAGTGTTATCTTTTACCCTTGGGAGCTGGGTATTGGTATCCGTAACAAATCCACCAACATATATAAAAACGGGTACGGAACATCTGAACTGGAAACACTGTCAAGCGTTATGACATGGATTTTGTGGGGGTTTGAATACAACGGCCTGTATTTTTCTAAAGGGTCTAATCCTAAAGGAATTATCAATGTTAAGAATCCGAACATATCGCAGGCTTCTTTAAGTGAGTTCAGACAGGCATGGCAGCAGACGATGGTGGGGGTTCAAAATTCTCATAGAACGCCTATTATCAATGGGTTAGACCTTCAATGGGTTGATTTATCCAAAAACACTAACCGTGATATGGAGTTTAGTGAGTGGGTAAAATTCCTACTTGTTATGACTTGTGCTGTTTATCGTATTGATCCGTCAGAGCTTGGATTCCAATTCAAAGATCAGACAAATATCTTTGGACAAGCTGGACAAAAGGAACGTTTACAACATTCAAAAGACAAAGGACTAAAACCTATTCTTGTGTTCTTACAAGAGGTGATTAATTATTATCTTGTATCAGAACTGGATGAAGATTTTGAGTTTGTCTTTACAGGTGTAGATGCGGAAGATGAAGGAAGACAGGTTGAGATTGATGCTAAGAAAATTCAAAACGGTATGGTTTGTTTGGAAGATATTTTTGAAAAATACTCTGGACGTAAATTCAACTCAGAAACTGATACCATTTTGAATCAATCCTACCAGCTTCAAAAACAATATCAGATGCAGCAAGCTATGTACGGAGGCGATGCGATGAACGAAGAAGTGGATCGACAGATCGCGTCAGAAGACAAAGAAGATACACAGAAATCGTTTGACTCCAACCCTATCATGAGTGCTGCAATGTCTTACATTGAAAAGAATTGGGGAGAAAAGTAACGTGAATGTAAGATATGTCAAAAATATCAAGGTCGAAAAGATGCCTTTAGTGTCAAATGTACATCATCATGTTGATCCTATGCGTTACCCAAAAGTACAGGAAGGATATGAAGGTATGGCGCAAGTTATCTTTTCGACACAGATAAATAATATGTTGATGGATTTGACGAAGAAAATAGTAGAACAAAAATCTAAGTAAGTATGCTATTCACACCGGAAGAAATACAGCAGTTGTTTTTCATTGTCGATTATCGTATTGCTCGTGTAATTGCCGATGTGCTGGGTAAGGAATATCTTTCCCAAGAAGACATAGATATGCTGAAAAGATTTGACTTTGATTTAAAGACAGAAGTTCTGAAAATACCACCTTATTGGCAAGCATTCATATTTGGACGTTTGGCGGCAATTCTTACTCCTGCGCAATTATCCTCTCTTAACTTCAACGATCTTCAACAATATGTTGAAAAAGAACAATACTCGGAACTCACTTCAAGAGAAAAGGCAGAATATAATGCTGCGGCTATGCGTTCTTATTCTTATATAAAAGGAATGGGGACACGTATAAAAGATTCTCTTTCTTCTATTATTTCAGAAGAAGAAATGAAAATAGCAGTGGCAGAACGAGAAAGGGAAGTGGAAACAGCTATTAGAGAAGAATTGACGGAAGGCGTTTTGAAAAGGAAATCCGTACAATCCATTGTTAGTTCATTGGGGCATAGGCTGGATGAATGGAATAGGGATTGGGGGCGTATTGTTGCCACTGAAATGGAGAACATCTTTCAGATAGGGATAGCGCAGACGATCATGAAAGAGCACGGTATCCATGCAAAAGTATATAAGGAAGTGTTTTCCGGTGCTTGCCGGATGTGCCTTAATGCTTATACAACTGCTGGCGCAGGCTCTAAACCTATTATTTTTGATCTGTCTGAATTGATCGCTAACGGAACTAATATAGGTAAAAAGTCAAAAGACTGGAAGGCAACCTTGTCACCTTTGCACCCACATTGTTTTTCAGAAGATACAGAAGTTTTTACAAGTGAAGGATGGAAATCTTTTCAATCTTTAAATAAGAATGAATTGTTTTTGTCGGTCAATCCTAAAACAGAGGAATTAGAATGGGTTAAAGCTATTAGATGGATTAATCAGCCTTATAAAGGGAAGATGATAGAACGTACAAATAGATCATTTAGTCTTTGTACAACTCCAAATCACTATCATGCTGTAAATACAAAGTATTCAAAAGAATTACAGTTGATAACAGAGAATGATTTATCTAATGGAAGTTCATTTAGATGTGCTGGTTTTAAGTGGAAAGGCATTGAAAGAGAGTATTTTTGTTTTGATGGATATAAGTTCAAAGCAGATTTGTTTTGCCAGTTTATGGGATATTTTCTTTCAGAAGGAAGCGCGACAAGCAATTCTCACGCTAATTATGTTGTTTTTTCTCAATTTGAGGGAGAATTTAAGGATAATATGTTTGAATGCCTTTCAAATATGGGATTGAATCCTTTTAGGAGTAAAGAGTATTTAGGAGCAACAATAACAAAGAGAGTGGAGTTGTTTACTTATTTAAAATCATTTGGACATGCTTACGATAAATTTGTACCAAAAGAAATTAAAGAACTTCCTCCTAATCTTTTGAATATTTTTTTGACAGCATTTAGAGAAGGTGATGGTGTCAAAAGAAAACCTAAAGTGTACGATGGCTATGTTTGTAAACCAGAAATCCAATATCTTACATCTTCTCCAAAGTTGTGTAATGATATTGGGGAAATTCTATTGAAATTAGGATATAGACCAAGTTATAAGAATTTTGGCAAGGTAATTGCATTTGATAAAAAACAGAACAAAACATATACGTCTAAACATGATAATTGGAGAATAAGCCAATTGTCTGCCAAAGGATGCTCTGTTTTGAATATTCAAACAATTGATTATGATGGTATGATTGGAGATGTTGAATTGGAAAAATACCATACATTAATTGTAAGACGAAACGGAAAGGTTTGTCTGTCGGGTAATTGCAGATGTAATCTCCGTTACATTCCAGATGGTTATGAATGGGATGATAAAACACAATCTTTTGAACCTAAAAAAGTGGAAGATAAAGATCGTGTTGAGAGAAAATCAAAGGTAAAAATAACTGTAGGTACAAAATATTTCGAAGTGTAATGAAACAAAGAACGATTTTTAATTCCGGTTTTATCAGTATTCTTACTATAGATGGTTCAAAATGGATAAAGGACATCCAAGTAGGAAATGTGATAAAAACCGTTTCCGGTTACAGAAGGGTGACAAAGGTTATCCAGTCTGAACTGTCTTCTGTTCCTCGTATTTTTGATATATGCTACGTTACGGAAGATGAAACTCTTGAAAAGGGATACCGTGAAGATGCTTTACATAGAGTGGTAGACGGCTCTTACGTTTTGTGCCATAATAAAACAAAAAGAGTGGATAAGATAAAGCCGGGCGATGTTCTTATGCTTAAAAATGGATGTAAGAGCAAAGTAACCAACATTATACAGATACCTATTGCAAATGTTTCGCAATATTTCTATACCTTTGAACTTGACAAGCCGGACTTCTATTTTGCAGATAATGTCTGTGTACCGGATGCGACAATTTGATAAATAAAATTTTAAATTTTAATGACGTGGGTTTAAATTTGAAAGCGTTGCTCGGATTGCAGACGCAAAATGAAAAAATAGCTGAATATAAAAGACTTCTTAAAAAAGGAAAAGAGATAAGCCAAGAGATAAGTTCACTTGGTGAAATTTATTCTATTCAGAAGTCGCAGTACGATGAACTGAAAGGAAGTGAAGATGCTGATGCAGTTGCAAAGGCAGAAAGTTGTTTTAATGAGTTTTTAAAGCAACAGTCTAAGGATTTGATGGATGTGTACAAGAGAAGAAATTCTATCCATAAATCCATTGCAAAGTTGGAAAATGATGAAGAATTTGCTGAAATGGCAAAAGACATTCGTCAACTTGAAAGCTGTCGTGAGTTATGGAGACAGGGTTTGATCAAGAAATCTGTTTACTTCGATTTATTTAAGGCGAAACAAGGTAAAGTCCGGTTTGCAGACGTGCTTGTTTTTAGAGGTGATAAACTTCTTATTTTGAATCGTGTGGGAGAAAAGGGTGCAGTCTCAAATGATTGGTGTATTCCGGGCGGACACGTTGATCCGGGAGAAACTTTCTTGCAAGCTGCCAAAAGAGAACTGTTTGAGGAAACAGGTATTGACATGTCGGAAGAACTTTTGATGCCAGTTGGCAAATACATCCCAAAGAGAAAGGGCATTGAAATTCATTATTTCACGTGCTACATTGACCCGGATGCTCCTGTAAACATCCTTGTGGACGGAGAAGAAGAAACAGGTAGTGAATGGATCAATCCTCACACTGAACTTGACCAATATAATTTCATTTTTGATATGAAAGATAATATCAAGCGTATTCTTGGTATCGAAGTGCCGGATGAATTTCAATTGGTGATGAAATCTTTCAAAGAGGGTAGAATTTCAAAGGACGTATTCACCTCCTATTGTGAAAAGAATTTGGAAAAATTGGAAAAGTCGGCGAACAAAACTTCTTTTACACATGAAGAAAGAAAGGATTTGGCAAAGAAAGGCGAAGCAATGCCTAATGGCAAATATCCTATTCGCAACCGGCAGGATCTGAAAGACGCCATTCGTTTGTCCGGTAGTTCTTCCGTGCCAAAAGAAGAAGTAAAGAAATGGATCAAGAAACGGGCAAAGGAACTTAATCTGGAAGATGAATTGCCGGAAGATTGGAAAGTAGAAAAAACTATGGATACGGTAGACGCACATGTATTGCAGCGTGAATCTTTGGATGGTGAAACCAAAAATATTGTTCGTACAGAGGATGGTGTAGGCGAAGGTATTGAAAAGGCTATTACTTTCAAGAGAACTATCTATGAAGAAAAAGAAGTCGAAGTGGTAGAAGAGCCGAACAAATACACTTACGGTGAGTTTCATATGAATTTCTCTGATAATGATGGTGGAAAAGGAGATAAGTTTGCTGATTTTTTAGGCATACTTCAAAAGGTAACTTGTCTTGGTAAACCTTTTTCTATTGTTATTAAGACAGAAGAAAATGGGGAACAAGAATGGAAATGGAATGGTAAGTTTCGCATTGAAGGCACTACCAAAACAGAAAACATCCGAAAATCGACAGAAGATGAATTGTCTGTTGAAAATGGAAATACCGAAGAAATCGAAAAGTCCAAAAAGACCGATAAGAGTATTTTCAACACTTATCTCAATTTTCTGGAAGGAACTAAAACACGTCTTAAAAATATTCATTGGGGTGAGGAAGATAATTCCAAGCATGTCTATCTCGATGAACTTTCAGAAGAAGTTTCAGAATTTGAGGATAAGATTGCGGAAGCTGGGCAATCGGGATTCGGACGATTCAAAGACGGGGAAATCCAAGGGGATGAAGTGAAAGAGGATGATCCGGTTGCTATTTGCCAAATGATATTCGACAAAACGATTGAGTTCAGAAAAGAACTTGCTGAAAAGGATGAATACATTGGCGAGGTAAGCTGGATTGATGATTTTCTTGCAACACTCAAACAGTCTAAATATAGATTGCAATTGCATTAAGGAGTTTGGAGATAAATTACGATAATAATTAATAAAAGTTAAAATATTGAGTTATTGTGATTTAATTCTAATTTTGCAGTATTTTTGAGTGTTATAAATACGTTTATTTCAATTTCAACCAATCAAAATGTTTGATAGTTTTAAATTATATGTAGATTTGGATTTGGAGAAAGCCAAAAGCGCGGTATCAGAGCAACAATCTCCATACGCAAACATGGTATTTTCCGGTGTCGCTTCCGATTCTTCAAAAGATGATGAAGAAGAAGTCTTAGAGCCGTCCGGGTTTATATATGATAGATTTTTGAAATCCGGTTTATTTAACCTCGATCATTTGCCCACACGTTCACCTATTAACAAAAGTCGTTTTTGGATTGGTGAGCCTATTGAAGCCTATGTGAAAGACAATAAGTTTTTTGTAAAAGGTAAATTGTGGGAAAAGTCGCCGGAAGCCCGTGCCTTTTGGGATAAGGCAATTGAAATGCAAGAATCGGGTTCGACAAGAAAACCGGGTATGAGCGTAGAAGGTAAGGCGTTGGAACGGGATAAGAAAAATCCCAAAAGAGTAACAAAAGCCCTTATTACAAACATTGCCCTTACAATGACACCAGTCAACACTAAAACTTATTTGGATATTGAAAAGAGTAAGGGCGGTAGTGTGAATGATTTGTTGGAAATACAGAAATCAACTATTCTTTTTGAGTATTGCACAGAAAATGGACTTGTTCAGATTGACAATAATTTCAAGGTGAATTTTCAAAAATCACATTCTTTTGATGTTGATTCTTTTTGGGAGATTTATCGTGCAGTTCAAGAAGGTAGGGTTGAAAAAAGTGTTTTAGATACATTCGTAGAAAAAGTTCGACAATAATTTTTATACATAATGTTATGGTAGACGTAAAAGAATTTAAAGATGATCCGTTATACAAGGCACTTGAAAATTCTGGTTTCAGTGCAGAAGATATTGCTACTATGGTAGCAAACGGAGATGTAACTTTTGAAAAATCGAAAAGTGTCGCCGAAATGAAAGAATCCGAAAAAAAGGAGGACAAGAATATCGGCAATGATGAAAAGCACATTGACGATTTGAAGAAGGACGAAAAAGAGGATAAAAAAGACAAGAAGGACTTGAAAGAGGACATCAAAGAGAAAGAAGACAAAGTTGAGAAATCTTTCTCTATGGATGACATGAAGGCTTTCGGTGCTTCTTTGGCTGCTAATATCGTTAAGGGCATGACAGAAGTCATGAACGAACGTTTTGGTAACATTGAAAAGTCTTTGGAATCTTTTGGCGCACAGACACCTTCTTTTAAGGGAGTGCAGACTTCTGCCGTTTTGGAGAAATCCATGAAGCCGGAAGTGGACGAAGATGGCAAGACACTTCTCTCTGTTACAAAACAACGCCCTTTGGTAATGGCTGCTATCAACAAGGCTATTGAAAACGAAGGAGAAGAACTTGAAAAATCCATTGGTGATGATGCTCTGATTTTCTTGGCAGACAGTCAGGCTGAAACCATTGGACAGGATTTGGCAAAATTCATGTACGAAAAGTACAATATCAAGTTCCAGAAGTAAGACGTAATTCGATCGAATAAATATAAAGATTATAGAAAGATGGACTTGTATAACTATAATGATTTAGCTGCTTTTGGCGGTGCAGGCAATGTTGCCGATGTGTTGAAAGCAATGGAAGCCGGTTTACAGACCGGTATGCAATATAACGATCAGATTAACAATGGTGGTGGTCTGAAAGTTGAATCTTTGGATGCTTACATCAAGGTTTTGGCTAACCGTTTGAACCAGTTGGTTGTTTACAATGAAATGCCGAAACAGAGAATCGAAAATACGGTTCACCAGTACAACCAGTTGTACAAATACGGTGAAGAAATCGGTATCTTCAATCTTGAAGGTGAAACACCGGAAGAAACAGATACTCAATACATCCGTAAGTCAATCATCTCTAAGTTTATGGGCGTTACAGGACAGGTAACTGATCCGGCTATGCTTGCTAAACTTGCCGGTGGTATGAGCATGTACACTCGTGAGGTACAGAATAAGACCACTTTGCTTTTGACTTTGATTGACACTCGTTTGACGGATGCTGATTCTACTTGTATCGCAGAACAGTTTGATGGCATCTTCCGTCAGCACATGATGGGTGTAGCTGCTACTGACCGTGGTTCTACGGAAGGTATGAGCACAGAACAGATTTTGGATGCTTATTATGGCTCTCCGGCTGTAATCGACGCACAGAATGGTATCTTGACAGATGCTTTGGTTGAAGATGCTGCCGACCGTGTTGTAAACGTTTATAACGGTTATATCGACCGTATCGTTTCCGCACCGGTTGTATTCAACAACTATGTGAAGAAATTCCATGAATCAAAACGTGTTGTTGTTGGTATGTCTAACAGCGTTGTAGGCGCAACAATGGGACAGTCTGTAAACGACATCATGACGCAGTTCGGTAAGGTTGCTGTTAAAACAGACAAGTTCTTTGACGTTCGCCGTCCGATCAAGGCTTCTGCTACAGCTTCTTCTCCGAAGGCTCCGGGTATTCCTGTTGCTGGTGGAACTAAGTCTGCTGTTGTTGCCGATACAAAAACCAACTTCGTATTACATGCCGGCTCTTATGGCTACTTGGTAACAGCTAAGAACCGTTATGGTGAATCTGCTCCTTTGAAATTGACGGATACTGCTCTGGCAGTTGCAGCTAATCAGTCTGTAGATTTGCAGTGGACAGCTCCAGTTGGAGGTGCTTATGCTCCTACTTGCTACGTTGTTTATCGTACTAAGAAAGTAACTGCTTTGACAGATACGACAGAATACTATCCTATCTTCACTATTCCGGCTTCTATGCTGGCTGCTGGATATGATGGTGCTGCTGCAACAAAAGTACGTGACCGTAACCGTATCATTGCAGGTACGAAGTCTGCTCTGATTTACTATAACGACAGCCAGATCAACGAATACTTGCAGTTTGGTGACACTCGCAAACTTGACTTTGCAATCACCGCTCCGTCTCGCAGATTCGCTATCTTGAACTACGGTACTCCGGTTCTGTATCAGCCGGCTAAGATTTGCCGTATTATCAATATCGGTGATGAAGGTTTGGGTGCATAACTAAGACGTATTTAGTCTCGGAATTTTATAAAGGGAGGGAAAGGTTTTTGAAACACCTTCCTCTCCCTATTTTATTTATCAATAAATCATATTTCGTATGAAAAAGATTGTATCAACAGTATATAAAAACACTACCATTCAGTTTTTGAATGAGCTTGTGGAGTTTGAAAACGGGAAAGCCGAAGTAAAGGACGAAACTTGGGAATACATCAAAAATGGCGGTTTCTCCGGTATTGCTTTGGAAGAAGAAGCTAATACGCTTGAAAAGGAAAAATCTGAATCTGAAAAAGATACTGATGAAGCTCTGAAAGTTCTGAAAGAAGAATACGAGTTTGAAATTGCTCGTTTGAACGGTATTATCAAAGATAAGAACAAGAAAATCGAACAATTGGAGCAGTCTATTGACGTTTGGAAAAAAGAGGTTGAAAGACTGTCTAACGGTGGTCAGCCGAAAGAAACTGTGGAAGAACCGGTTAAAGAAGAAGCCGGCGCAACAGAAGAAGAAATTGCTTCTTTAAAGGAAGATATGTCTAAAATGACTTTTGAGGATTTGAAGGCACTTGCTATTGAAAACGGAATGAGCAAACAGAAAGCCGGAAGATTCAAAGAAGAAAGTCAGAAAGATGAACTGATTGATGCTATAATTGCGTTACCCAAAAAGTAAAAAAGACATTAAGTTATGCCGGGACAACTGATTTTTACAGTAAAGTACAAGAAAAATACGGGTTCTGTCATTTCCGTTGCGGAGATGTGGAACAATTACCTGTACGGTATCGCTATACAAGCCGGTACGGGGACTTCTTTTTCTGATGAATCACTTAGAACTTATTTGAGTGCTGCACAGAGAGAGATCGAGAATTATTTTAATCTCAAATTTGTAAAGCAATTAGTTGAATCGGAAACACATTCTTATTACAGAACAGATTATTTCCAACAATTTCCTATCATTCAAACTAACTGCCCGGTAAGAGTTCCACTTGCACTTACAGGTATGCTTAATAAGATGGAGCAGATTATTTACCCGCAAGGTTGGCTTAGTTGTGAGAAAGATATGGACGGGATAGGAAAACGAAGAATGAGTGTTGTTCCTACCGGTGCAAATTCGGTCAATGCGAACGCAGACGTTATCCTTACCGGAATGACAACTCAGATAGGCTTCCAGCGGTTTACAAACATACCAGATTATTGGGATATTCAATATATAACCGGTTTTGATTTGGATAAAATGCCTGCCGATTTGATTAATCTTGTTGGTAAACTTGCTTCGTTCGGCCCGCTTAATATTGCCGGAGATATGATATTCAGTTTACCCGGTATAGCTTCTATGCACTTGGAAATAGATGGATTAAGACAATCTATCAACTCTACCGCTTCTGCTGAAAATGCAGGTTACGGGGCACGCTTGAAACAGTATCAAAAAGAAATAGAGGAAACTGTAGGGCGGATAAAACTCGTGTACGATGAATTTAGGTTTTTAGTATTATAAGGAGGTGAATCATGGCAAAGAGCATTTTACAAACACCGGTTCCGCCTTTGAGTAATGCAAGTCCTGAATTTATACGTTCAGAGTTTGATTCTGCCGTTTATTTGAAAGGGTATGAGGTGATATTGGAAAAGGCGTTAAGATGTCCTTGTAATGCACCGGATGCGCCTTTAGTGGATTGCCAGAATTGTTTTGGTACAGGTTATTTTTATATCAATCCTACAAACACTCATGCTCTTATAACCGGCATAAACGGGGATAATAGTTACAAACGTTGGTCAGAAGAACTGATAGGAACAATTAACGTAACGGTAACAGACGTTGATAAACCCAATTTAGGATATTTTGACCGGATCACAATTTTAAAAGAGTTCTCTTACTTTAGCGAAAATTTGCCTGTAAGGACGGACGGAGAGAACTCTTTTGTATTCACGACTTATAAACCGTTAAGCATTTATAGCATACATGTGTTTGAATCGTCTACAGAGCCTTTGAGACAACTTTCTCCGACAGATTACAAGATAAGTGATGCGAACCCTTATTGCGTAATTTTGACGGCTAATATGTCTTTAAATCCGGTTGTAAGTATTTATTATCAACATCAATTGGAATTTCATGTATTGGACTTTCCCCATGAAGTCCGGGCTTCTTGGAAGAAAAACAAGGAAACGGGACAATTGGAAAGAACAAGACTTCCTATTCAAGCGGTGGCAAGAAGAACGCATTTGATTGTGTCCGAAAAGCCTAATTTCGATGGATCGGGAGTTATTTTGAATGATAATATTCAGATGAAAGTGAGTGAGTAATGGTAGTGCCTATCAACATAGATTTAAGTGATCTGGTGGAAGAATTTGATCTTTCACAGGATCAATCTACGTTTTTAGGTGCTTCTATTATAGATGCTGTTATAACTGAATATCAGCTTAGGTGGGAAAATCTAATAAACCGGGAACTTCGTATTACAAGAAATGAGTATAAAAGGGGAGTTTTCATTGAAAGAGAATCCCCTTTGTCAGTTACGTTCGGGTTGACAAACAGGGCTTCTTCTATTCCTTTGATGATAGAAGAAGGACAGCCGCCTTTTGACGAAAAGGAAGGTTTTAGAAATTCCCCAAAAAGAAAGATTGCACAGGATGGAGGTTGGTATATAGATATTCCCTTTAGACATGCAACGCCGGAAGCTGTAGCGGATTCGGGATTGTTTGCTTCTATAATGCCGCAACAAATTTACAACGCAGTTCAGAAGACAGGAAGATTAGGAAGTGGTAATTTACCAGAAAGTTTTTCTGAAAAAGGGCAGAGACAAGCAATAAATAGGCTGGGTGTAAACAAACCGGCTTATATGCACAAAGCTCCTATTTATCAGGGTTTGACTAAAGTAAATATTGCTTCTACTGAAAAAGAAAAGAGAAGCGGTTACTTTACATGGAGAAGGGTAAGTGAAAACTCTGATCCTAATAGTTGGTGGAATGGCGGTATTGTTCCATATAAACTTATGAACAAAGCTCTTGAACAAGCAAAGATAGATGCTGTTGCGGATAGGGTGATTGACGAATTTTTAAATGCGATGTAACGATGCTACAGATAGTCAAAATAAAAAAGATAGTGGAAGCCTGTTTGGAATATGTACAAACGGACTTCGAAAGTAAAACGGATGAAAAGGATTCTTTCTTGTATAAAGTATTGGGAGATACACAGGACGGTTCTTTCAATTATTACGAACAAGCAAAAAATATCTTTTTAAGAAAGGAAACAAATCCGAACAACATAAAGGTGGTTTTGGAATATCCGAAAGATAAGACAGGACTACCGGCATACGTTATCCGGGAACCCGGAAAGACAGGTGGTATCGCCAATTCTATAGGTAAAATAGAATCTTTTATGGGTGGCGTTCCTATGTACAGAGACACAAGACAGTATGGACTGGAAATCATGTGTTTTTCTGTAAACATGAATGAATCAATTTTGATGTCAGAGATTCTGTACGCATTACTGCTTGGTTCTTGGGATGTTTTAGCTTCGCAGTTCCTTAAAATAGAATTTACCATGAAGGAGCTTATGATGCAAAACAATCTGATGCCGACACCTATTTTCATTCGTTCTATCGGACTTGATTTATCGTCAGAAGAAATAGTACCGGGATTGGTGGATACGTCTTTACTCGGAAAGATCATCTTTGGAAAAGTAAATCAAGAGGATAGCTTTGTTCTTGGCGACCCGACTTCTGTGGGGAGGGGACTTCCGGGTGTAGAATCAGAAATTACAGGGAACAAGTAGTATGTTGATTGAAAAATGATTACCTTTGAAGGTGTAATTTTGGTACAATATGAAAGCAGACTTTCAAAAAGGGACAAAAGTTTGTTCTTGTTGTCGACAAGAATTGCCTATCAGTGAGTTCTATAAGAAAAAGAACCAACCGGATGGGTTGAATTGCTATTGTAAGAAATGTGCTGACTTGAAGAAAAGTGAAAGATTGTCTGCCATAAAAAATATTCCTTTAGAAGAAAGGATAATTAAAGAGTTTAAAGTTTGTTCTTGTTGTGGTAGAGAGCTTTCTATTGATAATTTTGGAAAAAGCAAAACTCATGTAGATGGACGATCTGGGTATTGTAAGGAGTGCGCTAACAAAAGTGCTGCTGAAAGTAGAGATAAAAATAGAGAAAGAAATAGAGAACTTTCTTATGAAGGCAAGATAGTATGCTCTGTTTGTGGGGAAGAAAAGGAAAGAAGTAAGTTTTATGTCCATAGAACGTCGAGTACTGGATTTGACTGTATTTGTAAGGAATGCCGTTCAAAGCAAGCAAAAGAGACTTATAAAGACAAAAAGGATTATTATAAGCAACAGCATATAGAATATAGGCTTAGTGGGCGTTTGAAACAATGGAAACAAAATAAATTAGAAACAGATATTGTTTTTAAAACGAAGCAGAAATATTTGAAAAAATTAAGAGATTCTATTCGAGAATATTTCTTGTACGGATGGAAAAGAAATCTTGATTTTCTTGGTTGTTCTATTCCCGACTTAATTATTCATATTGAGTTTCAATTTAAAGATGGTATGACTTGGGAGAATAGAGGCAATGGAAAGGGGAAGTGGAATATTGACCATATCATACCTTTGTCTTATTTTTGTCAAGAATATAGAGACAATATAGAAGAAGGTATGTCTATTGCTAACCATTATTTGAATCTTCAACCATTGTGGGAGTATGAAAATATGGAAAAGAGATCAACATTACCTTCCGACTATTTGGAGAGGATAAATAAAATAAAGTTACATAAATTCGATACAAACAATTGATAATTAATAAATTATGGCCACATCTTTTATTTTCAATAATAAGCAAATTACGTTGCCGGGTGTTTATTCAAGAATTACGACCTCGGAAACAAGCCCAGCCAGAACATTAGATTATGGGAAGGCTTTGATCATAGATACTGGTGTTTATGGTGCAAATTGGGGTGGAGGCTCCGGTATAGATGGAGAAAATTTTCAGGGATTGGATTCTGTCTATACGTTTGACACTATTGCCGAGTTCCGTTCTTTCATGAAAGGTGGTATGTTCTGGAAGATCGCAGAAGGTCTTTTCACACCGGATTATACCAATCCTGCTTCTACTGGTATTTCACAGCTTCTTTTTGTGAGAGCTGCAAAGACCACATCCGCAACACTTACTTTTACAACCACTTCCGGCGGTACGTTTGAAGTAAAAACGTTGGATGAAGGTTTGGGAGCAAACGGTAAATTTTCAGAAGCCGGCAATTTGATTACCGGTTATGGTGCATCCATTGTAGCGGGTGAAGATGATCCGGCAAAATGGATCATGAAATTCTATGTCGGTTCTTTTACAGGATACGCAGAAGATGATTACCCTATTGGAGAAACGCCGGAAGATCAAGCAGCACCTACATTGGTATTGCAGTCACCGGAATTTGACAATATTGGAACTTTGCTTGAATGGGCTAAATCCGATTCCAATTTTGCTAACCTGTTTGTATTGACAGAAAACGCGGAAGTACAAGGAGAAGGAACGGTATCTGAGAGTGACGTTACTACTGCACTGGCTGGTAAATCCTATTTCTTGGCAAAGGGCGGTACTGAAACTTACAATACTGACAACATGGCGAAAGTTATGGAAGCAATTACAGGTTTGGACTATAGCTTTGCTCTTATGGATCAGTTCGGTACAAATGCTGATTCCGCATTGCAGAAACAGTACATTGCTCATATGAATAGTCAAGCTAAGTACACCCACTTCTTGTTTGTGGGAGGTTATGACGATGCCGCCAATTTCTCTAAATCACTTGATTTGGCGAAAGGATTCAACAGCGAGCTGGTTCAGTTGGTACATGGCGGTGCAGGTATGACTTCCGGTATTACAGGTATCAAAACACGCTGGTGGGGAGTAATGTATAACTTGTGTTGTATTTTGGGTAGAACGGCAGGAAAACCGCCTTATATCCCGGTTACAAACAAGACAATCGGTATCGACAAGTTGAAGCACACTTTGAATGATACGGAAAAAACTAAGGCTTTGAATGCCGGTATGCTTGTGACGGTTTACAATGACTATACGAACAACTTTGTCGTATTACAAGGTGTAAACACTTTACAGGACAACAAAGTGTTGTTCAATTCAAACGGACAGAGCCACAGCATTCAGTTTATGCGTATCGTTGCTCAAATCAACAAGGAATTGGTTGTAAACGCTTCTATTGACTTGCTGGGACAGGAAAACGGTGTAAACGTCAATACATTGTCTGCCGGCGCAGTGAAAGACTGGACGGTTGCTTATTTGCAATCGAGAGTGGCAAATAAGGCACAGGATAATCTATTACTTTCATTCAAAGACGTTCTTGTTACAAGACAGGAAGATGCTTGGTTTGTAACCTACAAGATCGTTGTTAACAATGAAATCAACAAGTTGTTCTTCACAGGCTTCTTAATTCGTGGATAATAATTCTAAAACATAGATATTATGCAGACATTCAGTGCACCTATGGCATATATCAAGATCGGCAACGAAACAGCCGGTTTTGTCAGAAATATAACTGTACAGGAACAAATCAATCGTGTGGATGTGCAAGGGTTAGGTAGTTTGCCTATTCAGGAAATCCCGCCTGTATCTTACAGATGTACATTCACTGTGGATCAGTTCTTCTTGTCCTTTAAAGCTCCGGTGGTAGAAGCAATGATCCATCGCTTGGGAACTTTGCAGGAAGTTTTGGACACTCTTACATTTGCAGAACAAGGTTTTTCTATCATGATCTATAAGAAATTGGTTCAGAACTTTGATGATTCTCGCAAGATGGTAACACAAGTTGATCCGACAGGACAGACGATTGCTCTTTTAACTCCGTGTTTCATTGAGAATCAGAATTGGCAATTACAAGAGCAAGCTGTTTCTGCTTATAATGTACAAGGACGCTTCTTGCATCCTATTACAACTGCTGAATATTGAAGTAGTTAGCTTTGTTTTAACATAATTTAAAGGTAAGAACTAAAGATTTATTTTCAAAGTTCTTACCTTTCGTTGTGTTATTTATAGATCAATTAGCCTTTACATTCATCGCTGTGAAGCGAAACACTTCTATTAATCATAATAAATAATTTTGGTAAGGTGAGTTTTATCCTCACCTTATTTTTTTGCAGTAAAATTATACTTAATTTTGTGTTGTTGAAATATTTTACTATATTTGTAGCGTAATTAAAAATTATTTTTATGAATAGTAGGTTTAAAAGACTGGAAGATTTGGATACGGCTTTTCCGACAGAGGAAAGTTGCGTTAGGTTTTTAGAGCTTCTCAAGTGGGGTGACGGTTATCCTATTTCACCTTATGACAAGGAAGCGAAAGTGAAAATAAAAGGACGGAAGTATTTTTGCTGTAGTACAAATAGGACTTTTGATGCAAAAACAAAAACTATTTTCTTTGGAACGTCAACTCCGCTTATAAAGTGGTTTAAAGCTGTGTGGTTGTTTTTGCAGGATAAAGAAATAACTTCTGTTGATCTATGCAGTAGAATAGATGTCAGTCAACGTACCGCATGGGAAATGATAAGAAGGATAAGATTTTGTTTGAAAAATTTAAACGAGAAATGATATGATTAACAAGATTGAATGTAAGGGAGAGCTAAAGTTAGGAGATTTTTCAATTCCTTGTTACGTTTTGGAAAATGGAACGAGAGTGCTTTCGGGAAGAGGAATACAAGAGGCGTTAAAAATGACAGAAGGTGGTAGGAAAAGTGCGGGTAGTAGGATGTCGAGATATTTAGATCAGCAAACACTTAAACCATTCATTTTCAGAAATAAAACTGCGGACCACTTTAGTCCATTAGAATGTTATGATGGAGGACATAAAATTAATGGATATGAAGCTACTGTCTTGGTAGATATTTGTGATGCTTTTTTGGAAGCAAGAAAAAGTATCGAATTAAACGATAGACAAAAGATAATTGCAGATCAATGCGAAATATTAGTTCGATCTTTTGCTAAGGTAGGTATTATATCTTTAGTGGATGAAGCTACTGGGTATCAATATGACAGGGAAAGATTCGAGCTTCAAAAAATTCTTAATGCTTACATCTCTGACGAAATATTAAAATGGCAACTTACTTTTACGGATGATTTCTATAAGAATATTTATAGGTTATGGGGGTTGCCGTTCGTTCCTAAATATATTCGAAATAAACCTTCTTTTATTGGTAAATTGACGAGCAAATATATTTACGAACTGCTTCCGCAAGGTGTTGTGGATAAGATTAAAGAAAAGACAGGAAAGACTTCTAAGGGGAATTGGAAATACAAATGGCATCAATCTTTAACTCCTGAAATTGGACGAGAGCATTTAAAGAAACAGATTATAGAAGTTACAACATTGATGTCTATCTCTAAGACAAAAGAACAATTTGATGAATTGTTTCAATTGAAATATAAAACTGTTCCTGTACAATTGCAATCGGAGTTCGAAGAAGAAATTCAGAAAGGTGATACATCTGATGATTTTGATTGTGCTATGAATACAATCGAGAATACTTCATTTGAAATTTATTGAGGCATTATCTTAGAAAGCAGAGCAAAAGTTCTGCTTTCTCTGTTTTATAATTATCTTTGCATATATCAATTAATTAATCACAAAGCAAAGTATGAATACGAAAGAAATTACAGTAAAAGGAAGAAAGTACGAAATTCAATTTCCTAATGTGGGACAGTATTATCAGATCGAAGTAAACAAACAGAGACTGGGAAAGGGAAGCTACAACTCGTTGATTGGCAATCCTACCATTACAGCACAGCGTGCGTTGGATATGATTGACGTTGAGGCAACATTATCCGTTCTTTGTCCGCAGTTGGTTGCGGATTTGAAGGTAAAAAGTTTCTCGGAACTTGGATTGAAAGATTTTAAGGAGATCAGCGATATTTACATGAACGAGGTGTTCCCTTTCTTGAAAGAGGCTGAAAAAATACTTTCTTCTGTAGACTAATGAATCGGGAAGAATATAGGAATTTTGTTATAAAATGGAATAACGCTTTTCCTATTGACAGGTGGTTTAGGAACAAGCACAATATTCCTTTTCTTTCGGAAGAACATAAGAAGTGTGATTTCTTTACTGAACTTATGGAGTTCGAAGAAGAAAAGGCATTTTATGAACTTAATCAAGAAAAGAAAGAAAGAGAGGAAAAGACACAAGAATATATTCCCAATATCGGGGATTGGTTGAAAGCACCGGAAGGTGAAATTTCGGAACAAGATACTGCCTTCTATGAAGATCAGATGTTTAAGATGATAGAGATGGAGCAAAAGGCAAAAGAAAATAAAGAGAAAGATGGCTGATAACGAAAAAAGACTTAGGGTGTCGGTGGATGTCTCTCAACTTAGGTCGGTCGGGAGAGATGTCGAGAATATGCAGCGAAGAATAGTCGAGAACAACAACGACATTATTCGCCAGCAGAACGACGCTCTTAACCAACTTAGGGAGCAATTGAACCTTTTGGGACAGCAAAATTCCGAAAAGGGTAGGCAGACTGCAACACCTACACGTCCAGTTGTCCAGCCTACACCACAACCGGAAGGAGAAGATCAAGAAACTGCAACACCTACACGAAGGAGAAGAAAAAAGCAACCAGAAGCGGACATTTCAGATGAAAGAGGCGAATCCTATCAAGATAGAGGAACAAGAGCTATCGACTTGTCAGCTTTACTTGATGTCAATCAAGAAGGTTTTCGTGATATTGTGGAAGCTATTTCTTCCGGTAATAGCGATTTGTCTGATATAACAAAGCAAATTCTTCAAAACGTGCAAGCAGGAGCACGCGCTTTAGAGGGAATACAAGAAGGTGTCTTTTCTATTGATGAAACTCTATACAATCAAAGAGGAACTTCTTCTGTGGGTGGATCGGGAATACAGCCTATTCCAGTGCCCACACCATCACCAGTGCCAGCAAGAGAAGAAACACCTATTACAAGAGAAAGAAGGGAAAATGTACAAAGAGGAAGTGACAGAAGTACAGCTACTAACATTGCCACAAGAGTGATTTCCGGTGTTGGAGCTACATTTCAAAGTCCTGCTGCTATGGGCGGAGGACTTATATCTTCTTTGGGCGGAATTGTAGGAGAAGGTCTTTCTTTGATACCTGGTGTGGGGGGATTTTTGGGTGGTGTAACTACTGCGGTCGCTAATGTCATGGCGGGAATTTTCACTACATCTGTTGAAAAAGCATTTGAAGCTGAAAGAAGAACAGTCCCCTATTCTCAAACAATGGGTGTTTCTGCCGGGCAAGCCATGCGTACAGCCTTTGGAGAAGGTAGTTATGCTGCTGGTGCTCTTGGAATGAATGTAGGGGAGTATATTCAAAGACGCACCGCACTTATCCGTGCCGCCGGAGGAAAGGAAGAAACGGTTGCGCCTGTCCCAGAAACGCAAAGTCTGATGGCTGTACAGCGTTTATATGGACTTAGTGATCGTACTGTAATGGGAATGCAAGGGGCGATGCGTTTTGCCCGTACAGAGGAAGGACAAACAGCTTCTTCATCTGCCATTATCCGTTCGTTTGAGCAGACCATGAAACAGCTTCAAATTCCTCTTAGTGAGATTGCTTCTACGATGGATGAAAGCATGACTACTTTTATTCGTTCTGCTGACGATATTCTTTCCCGTACAGGTGAAATAGATGCAGCAAGCATAGCTTCTATCATGCGTGCTGTTCGTTTGCAGACCGGAATGGAAGGTAGGCAATTGGAGCGCGTACAGCAGGCTTTCATGGGACAAGGGATTTCACAAGATGATGTAACACAAACTCTTTTGCTTCGTGCAGTACAGCAGGCAACTGGCGCAAACTCTCCATCCGAGGCTTTTGCTAAAATGGACGATTTAACAAAAAATCCTGAAATTATGAAAGTGTTCTTGGATATTCTTCAACAATATGCAGGTGGAAGCATTGAAATGTTGCGTTCATTGATGAGAGGTGCTTTTACAAACCTTTCGTGGACAGATATTGTAGATCTTACAAAAAGTGGAACGTTGGATTCTAACAAAGTCTTTGACGAGGTTAAAAGGTCAGAACAGGCGCTTAAAGGGGAGAATGACCAGATAAATCGTTATGAAGCGACGGCAGCAAAAAGAACTGTTACCACAGGAGAAGCCCTGACAGCCGCTTATGAAAATAAGATGATTGGTTGGGGAGAAGAAAATATAGCAAGGCTGTTTAAGATATTGGAAGCTATTAGGGACTTTTTGGGAGATGGCGATAACTATAATAAAGATAAGAAATATGCAGAAGATCACCCCAGTATGGCTTCTGATTATCCATACCCAGATGCAAGAACGAAGGTTACTCCTGTTATTATTGATGGTAAGACGATATTTGACCCCAACAAAAACAATAGTCAGTCTATATCACAAGATACATTGCTTCTTCGCCAGATAAATAGTAATATTGCAAAAATAGCAAGTAGGGAGGATTATTGACATGGACGCAAATAAAAAAGAAAGCACACAGCCTGTTTATGTCATAAATATAAATGGCGATTCGGAAGTAGCACAATTAATTAAAGGTTGGCAAATTAATCCTCCATCTGACGCTAAAAAATATACAGAAAAGGAATTTTTGGCTGTTAAAAACGAAAAGGGGATATCTAATCTTGACATTATTTGGGGCACTTATGATAAGACCGAAAGAGTGGAGTTTAAAAGTGATTATGATTCCGGCATCTTACCTTATGTAAAAAGTGGAACCCCTATTGCTTTTCCTAAGTCAGATACGCCATTAAATATAGTTTTACCTTCAAAAAGCGGACAATTTGTGTCACAAGGAAGTTTTAAGGCTTATTGGGGAGAAAACTATGAAAGTCTGATAAGTGATGAAGAATATTTGCCTGACACAAGCGTTACATCTTCTCTGAAAGGAACAGGGATAAACGCTAAGATAATTTCCATGAACGTAAGGGTATGGATATATATCAAGGCTTTGGATAAGGTCATGGATTTATCCCCTTATGTTTTGCAGGTAGTAACTACAAAGTCAAAACAGACAGGAGAATTTACTGTTTTGCTATCACCTTTTTATGCAAACGAAAGTTCTTTTGCTTTTGGAGAATCTATTATAGAACAGTTTAATCTTGTTTCCAATGAGGGAGCACAAGTCAAGTCTTTTCAAGAAAAGTTTATCCAGAATAATGATATAGTCTTTATCCGGTTCGAACGTTTGAAAAAGGAAAAATCAACGGGAGATTTGGATTTAGGAAAGCAAGTGAACTTGGAAATTCCTGTTTCTAAAATAGCCAAAAACAATATTTGGGACATGATAGGATTTGTAGATGTCTGTACATCTTCTTTTGAAGCACAAGGAAACATAAAATCTATCACGATAGAAGGAAGAGACATAAGCAAACTTTTTACAGAGGATGGCTGTTATTTCATTCCTTTATTGAATGCTACTGATACTTTTTCTCATTGGTACGAAATGAGTGAGGATAGTATTTGGTTTAAAAGGAATGTCCTTACAGGAGCTTTTTCAAACCTTTTATGGTCGTTTAGTCAGAAGGAAATAAAAGAGTGTTTATGGTTTATCGTAAACGCCATGTCAACAATAGGAATAGCTAAAAACAGTGTTTTTGATTCTTGGGAAGACAAGCGGACAGAAAGTTACGATTTAGGAAATAATCAAAAACAAGATGTAAACGGCGTTTGGCAGATAGTAAAGATATTTGTAGAGGATATTCTCGAAAAAAGGGTTCTTATTGATTCTTCTATTGCTAATCCGAATGGCACTCTATTGGAGTATATGACGAGGGTATGCCAATCTCCTTTGGTGGAGTTTTATTTTGATACTTATGTTAATACGATAGATATAGTTGTAAGACAACCTCCGTTCAACAAGGATGCTATTATGGGAGCTTACAAGAACGGACAGTATGTGACAATTTCTTCTGATAATTTGCAAGGATACGATCTTTCTTATGATACAAGGAGCTATTCATGGTATCAGTTGAAAGTGATTAATAATCATGCTGGACAAACAAACACAACGAGCCTTGCTTTTGTTCCTATTGTATATTTGAACGATTACGCAGAAGTGTTTGGTAACAAGAAGATGTCTTTCACCGACCAATATTTGAATTACAACGAGGTAGAAGGGATAAATAAGACACGGACGCTTTCTAATTTTCAGGCGGCAGCATTAAATGATCTCATATACATTATAGAATCAACAGCTTATCTTCCTTTTACGAGAACAGGTATGATTACGATAAATGGGGATAGAAGAATAAAGGTTGGTACATTTATTTACTTTGAACCGACAAATGAATTTTTTTATGTATCCTCTGTTGTCAATAATGTTTCTTTCTTGGATGGGAATTTACAAAGACAGACTATTATGCAAGTGGAAAGAGGTATGTACGTTCCTATTCTTTCTAATTCTTTTTCTTCTGTAAAGAATAGACAGGATAATGCAGGGGAAGAAAGTAAGGATGTGAAACCGGATTATTTCAAATTGGTTGATTTGACGGAAATGAGAAATGTAGCTAAAGTGACTCAAAAAGATCAGATAGCTACACTTGTTTCTCCAAAGGTGGATAGAAAACAATTCGAGTATTTCTTAAATCGCAAAATGTTCAGTTAGATATGGCAGGAGGAAAAGTAAGAAAATTGAATGCGTCTCCCGAAGCAATTTCATTCGGATTTATTGTTATTCCTAATGGAGTGGACAGGGATTTGTATGTGGAAACTTGTTTAAGAAGAGGTCGTGTTTCTGTCATGGGAAATGGGGGAGCTTTCTTTCGGGATATTTATATAACAAATGAAGTTTTGGCTAATATTGAGTTCCCGGAGAAAGAAAATGAACAAGGGTCGGCTGTAGTGATAGCGAGCAACCCGTATGACGGTGTTCCTATTGTGATAGGGAGCTATCCGAGAAATGATCAGTCTCCTATGTGGAAAGAGAATACATTCCAGTTCAGAAAGACAGTAGGGAATGTGACTGCATCCTTATCGGTTGATCCGGCTAATAATGCAGTAATTGTTTCTATCAATTCTCCTAAAAAAGCATCCGTAAAGGTACTTGCTACAGGATCAGAAGAATCGGAGGTAATTGTTGAATCCACTGGAAGCGTGAATGTGACCGGAGGAACAAATGTTTCCGTAAAGGGATACACACAGATAGAGGCAAAGGTTGTGAATCCAGAAAAACCGGAAGAAGAGGAAAGAAAAATCTCTATGGATTTGGAAAAGGTTTATTTTCATTGGAAAACGGAGGAAATGGAACAATCTTTGCAAGTGGATAATTCCGGTGTATCGGTAAAGATTGGGGAAGATGTACAAAGCACGATAACGAAAGAACAGTTAGATTTGAAAACGGGAGCATCTACTTTGAAAATGAACAACGATATTATTGAGTTCAATGGTGGGGGATTGAAAGGTCTGGTTGAACTGGATAACCTTACAAGTAAATTGAACACTTTTGTTCAGTCTTTCAATTCTTTTGTAAGCACTTATAATACACATTCTCATCCCGTATCAACGGCAGGATCGGCAACAGCACAGACAGGTTCAACTACAGGTATTGTCGGGAGTGCACAAACGGCACAATCATTCAATGCTTCTGATTATGAGAATGAAAAGATAACACAAGGATAGGAGAATGTGGGAAAAGTTTGTACTTTTGGGAAACAATTAAATTTTTACAGCCGTGGCAGTTTTGGATTCAGTGGTAAAAACAGCGAAATCGACACTTAAAAATTTGGGTCACTCCATGATGGCAGCGCAGTTCCCGAATGATTTTGAAGTGTATATGTGTTCTTTGGAGTTGGCAGATTCCAAAGGGAACACAATTGATGTCTTTACTTTCCCTATCAGCCCGGAGAGTATAGATAAGAGTGAACCTAAAAGAACTACGGTAGTCAACACGGCAGGAGGCATAACAGTACTTACTTCTCCTGTTTTTATGCCGCAGACAATTACGATAAAGGGAAACTTTGGAAGGACATTCAAGATTCTTTTAAGCGGTTCTGATAGCGTTTCGTTGACAGGTGCAGCTTTTAGTATCTCGGCAGGAAAGCGTTATCTCTATCAATTACAGGGAAAATCTACAAGTTCTCTCACTATGCCTTCCTTTGATGCCGGCATCAAAACGGGATATGGTTGTATCAAGATATTACAATCTATCATAGATAAAAGCAACGGAGTGGACGAGAACGGGTTTCCCATGAAACTTTTCTTCTATAACATGGCACTTGGAGAAAGCTATCTTGTTACGATTCCACCGCGTGGCGTTAATTTCAGTCAGAGTATATCAAAGAATATGATATGGGAATACAATCTTGAAATGACTGTTATAGCTCCTTTAGAAGCGGTTTCGGGAACAAGTGGTAGTAAAGGTTCGCTTTTGGAAATGTGCGCCTCTAATGTGATACAAAAGGGCATAAATGAATTTGCAAGTTCAATCTCTAAAGGTTTGTTGGGCAATGGATGATGCTTTCGAAAAATTTTACAACGTAACGGGATATGATATAAAGTCATATTTCCAGAAGTTTGTTGATTTCTGTGCCAACGATTATCCTCTTATTGTGGACTATTATAGTAATGGTGGGGAGATGGACAAGGATTCTTTTTTGCGCCTTGTGGAACTTGTGAGAGAATCGGAAACGATTGAGCCTTTGTTTATTCTGCATGAAAATACTTTGGACGATATTTCCATGTGGGATATTCTGGACAACTTTACAGAGACACAGACAAAACTTTCCACTATTAAAAGTTCTGCAAGGTGGCTTAGAAGTTCTTCTTTAGACAGGAACAATACTTTGCAGATGGAAAAGACACTTCGGACAGGGGAACGGTTTGAAGATGTATCCAGACAGCTTAACAGTACCAACCCGGAAGATGATTGGATGAATATTACAATACCGCAGTATATAGAAGAAACTGATTATTCGTTCTCTGATGGAGGAAACAAGTTCTATATCAATCTAAAGAATGCTGGGAATAATTATCTTGATACTGTTGTGGATGTACTTGTGGGAGATAATATCTTGGGACGTGACATAGATGTGAATTTTGTCTTTGAGAATGACGATTTAAAGATAGTGATAGGCGATGATGCGATCCGACAGGCTTTGGATACTATTCTTTCTTCTCAAAAAGGTGCTATACCAGAGTTTAAGGATTATGGAATTGCAAATGAGTTCATAGGAACAACGGTGAACGCAATCCAGTACCCTTCTATTTTTAAGGATGTAATGAACATGTTCCAAAGGGATTCAAGATGGGATTCTGTGGAATTGATAGATGTAAAAAGAGAGGAAGATGCCGTATTCCTTTCTTTGCAATGTAAAACGGTAACAAAGAAAGATTATTTAGTAAATGTTCCTATATAATTGATATTCAGATGATTACAAAAACAAGTGCAACAATAACCAATCTAAAGAATCTTTTTATAGAGATGTTTTTAGATAAGACAGCTAAGGTAAGTAATGTAGCTGACGGTTCGGTTGTGAATGCTACGGCATTCGGTGTGGCGAAAGTTGCTCAAAAGGCAATGAAGGATATTGCCATAAAGGAAGCGCAGATATTTCCAGATACAGCTACAGGCGTTTATCTGGATAAGGCTGCTGCTTTGTATGGTGTCAGCCCGCGTAAAGGTGCTTTGGGTTCTTCGACATATATAAGGGTATCTGCTAATCCAGGTACAGTATATGACACGTCTGTTACTTTTGTAAATAAAAATGGTATTCGTTTCCAAGTTGATGAAGCATTGACTGTAGGGGAAAGTGGTTATGGATATGTAAAGGTAAGAAGTATCAACGCAGGGTATTCCACAAACGTACCACCTAACAGCATTACCAATGTTTCTCCGCAGCCACAAGGTCATATCGAATGTACGAATGAATATTATGCTATTGGAGGACGTGATAGTGAGGATGATGAAACGTTTAGAATCCGTATTAAGAACAATCTGAATATCCTTAGCAAGAATACAATAGAATACTGGACACAGACACTTAGCAACATAGACGATCGTGTCTTAAAAGTAATGAGTGCCGGTCTGGACGAAAAGGGCATATATAATCTCTATGTTGTTTCGCAGAACGGTATTTTCTTTACCGAAGAAGAACTTGATACACTTCTTGAAAGCGCACAAGGATATTTTGGTATTTCAGAACTGAATATTGAAGGGAAAGTAGTTGGTATTGGTATCAAGAATATTGATTGGTTCTATGTGGGTTCAGAAAGGGGGTTGGATTTCCGTGTTCAGCTTCAACCGGATTACGATGTGTCTACTGTGCGTCAGAACATACAAGTGAACCTTACTAAATATCTTGATTTTCGTTTTTGGACACCTGGAAAAATCGTAGAATGGGACGATTTGCTGGATATTGTAAAAAAGACCGATGGCGTAAAATATGTGCCGGACGAGTATTTCTTTCCGTATTACGATCAGCAAGTCCCGGCAAATCAGCTTCCGCGTATAAGGGGGTTTGTGATGCGCGATCAAGACGGAAATATTTTGTACGATTCTGATAGCAACCTCTCTCCGTTGTTTTACCCGTCTGAACCGGAGGATTTGTTTGTAGGCATCAACGACAGCTCACTCAACCTTTATCAAGAGGTTTATTTCAATGTGACAGATTCGGAAGGTGGCACTGTGGAAGGTGCAAATATTTCTATAGGGAACAATGCTGTTATAACAAATGACAATGGGCAAGCTATTATCCAACTTGCAAACGGACAGTATGAATATATTGTTTCCGCTTCGGGATATATCCCCGTAGAAGGAATGTTTGTAGTGTTGAATGGTAGTGTTTCCATTGATGTACAAATGGTTTTAGCTCCTTATACGGTCACTTTCCATGTGACGGACGAAAAGGGAGGGGTTGTTCCTTATGCAAATGTAACGATGGATAACAGAACAACCACTACCAATTTGCAAGGTGTGGCTTCTTTGTCCGCAAGGAACGGGAACTATCCCTACACTATTGAAAAGTTGGGATATGATGAGTATTCCGGCAGTGTAGTTGTGGATGGTAGAGATAAAGAAGTATATCCTGAATTGGAATTTAAGGTATGGACGATTACTGTCATTGTAAAGGATAAGGAAAATCAGCTTATACCGAATGCCATTGTAAAGGTAAACAATGGAGAATATCTTACGAACCAGCATGGAGAGGCGGAAATACCACTTGTAAATGGTGAATATCCTGTAACAATCGAAAAGACAGGGTATGATACTTTACAGGGGGAAATTAAGGTCAACAACCAGAATGCGGATGTTACCTTTGAGATGGATTTCTTTTTATACAATGTGGAATTTAATATTTCGCAGGTAAATCAGGGGAATCCGGCAGAAGGAGCTACAATCAAAATAGAAGGACAGCCGGGAGTATTGAATGTAAACGGTTCTGGACAAGCTACTATAAAATTAAAGAGTGGAAATTACAGCTACACCGTGCAGAAAAAGGGATATGATGATTTGACCGGATCGTTCAACGTAGAAGGACAGGATACATTTATTCAAAGAACCCTTGTATTGAAACATTATAATGTGGTTATCACTGTTCTTGACAGTGATAACAGTAGTCCGGCACAAGGAGCAGCAGTAAATATCAATGGCTCTTCTTATCCTACAAATGAAAGAGGGCAAGCTGTTGTAAGCCTTCAAAACGGGACATATCCTTATACCGTAACAAAGTCGGGATATTATGACGGCAGTTCTTCGGTTACTGTTCTTGACAGTGATAACAGTAGTGTAATAAGTTTAAAGGCAAGACTTTACAATGTCATAATGACGGTAAAAAATCCATTGAAAGAACCTATTAAGGGGGCTACAGTGGAGATAAATGCAACGTCTTATCAGACACAGGATAATGGTGAGGTGTCCTTGCAGTTAAAAAATGGTACATATCCGTTTACGGTGGTTGCCAATGGTATGGACGATTATTTAGGCGAGCTGGAAGTTGTAAGTGCAGATATTCCGTCTTTTCCTGTAAATATGGAGTACAAGAAATACGATATTGTATTTACTGTACAGACAGATGAAGGTGTTGCGATTGAAAACGCTAATATTCATATCAACGAAAAGGACTATCAGACTTCGCAGGGTGGTTTGGTAACGGTTCGTCTTTCTGACGGGCAGTATCCTTATACGGTAACGAAGGAAGGTTATGTTCAGACACAAGGTAATGTGGAAGTTTCCGGTAGCAACAAGAACGTATTAGCTCAACTTACCCCTATATCATATAATATTACGTTTGTAGTAAAAGATAACATGGCTTCGCCCAATCTTTTGCAAGGAGTGTCTATTGATATAGAAAATGAGGACAAGACAGTTACCACAAATGCGTCAGGAGAAGCGATAATCAGTCTAAAAGCTGGTAAATATACCGCTTCATTCATGAAGAACAGCTATAAGACTGAAACTCTTTCATTTGAAGTAACTGGAGAGGCTACGTTTACGCAGATATTGAAGAAGATATGGAATCTTACCTTTAAAGTGACCGCCGCAGGAAAATCGGGTTTAAAAGATGTGACTGTCAGTGTAAGTGGACCGGCCATATTAAGTGGAAATACTGTAAGTCTTAAAACAAAAGATGATGGAACAACTGATCCTGTGCAGGTAATAAACGGTGCTTATGATTGGAATACGTCACTCACAGGATATTCGCCGAAAGAAGGAGTGGGAAGTGTTCAGGATGCCGATCAGGAGAAAGTGATAGAATTGACTTATGGATTTGAAACTACATTTACAACTTCACCAGCCACACAAGGCGTTGAAATTACTATTGATGGTAATGATACAATCACAACGGGGCAAGACGGTATAGCAACAATAAATCTTTCCACAGGAACGCATACTTACGCTTATTCAAAAACAGGTTTTTTAAACGGGACAGGAAATGTGCGAATCGAAGAAGCTGAAAAAAGTGTACAGATAACACTTGTTCCTGGAGCGACAGTTACATTCCATACAAAGGTAGGAAATTCTGCTTTGGCGGATGTAAAGATAATTGTAGGGCAAAGTAGCGCAAGGGCACTTCCTGAAACCATTGTAACAAACAGTCAGGGTATCGCGGCAATTGCTCTTCCTACAGGGGATTATCAATATCAGATTCCTACTACAAGTACGGATAATCCTAATCTGGTGGAAGTGCCAAGCGGAACATTTAGTGTGGCAACCGCCGCAAGCGTCATTGAATTGGATTTGGCTGATTATGTAAAATACAATGTTACTTTCCAGACTGTTCCATCCACACAAGATGTAGCTATAAGTTTTGCCAAGGCAGAATCTCCAGACACACCTGTTGCAAGTGGAGCTACTGCTTCTAACGGCATTCTTACTTTGACTTACAAGAACGGACAGTATATCTATACAGCAAAGAAATCCAGTTATAAAGATGTAACAGGTGAATTTACAATTGCTGGTGGAGATCAGAACATAACGGTTGAGATGCTTCAAATTTCAACGGTTACATTTACTGTAAAAAGTCAAAATGATAGTTCTCCTATTGAGAATGCCGTTATCGAAATGACAGATCGAAGCGATTCATCTAACAAATACAAAGGGACGACTAACTCGTCTGGTGTAGCTACTATGACGTTTGATGGTGGAGAGTTTGAGTGGTCACAAGACAGCGATGCGGATTTTTCCAGTTGTCCTGTTTTTCAAGAAGATGAGAAATATCTTGTTCCAGCGGACGGCGTAATAACAGATCAATTAAAAACCTATTTCCCCAATGGTGTAATTGTTTCTCCATTGACAATTGTTCAGGATAAGGATAATAGTGGTATTACGGAAAGTCTTACCAGAATTTACAATTCAAATAAAATAGATGGCTGGGAGGGAAGCTGGGATAAAACGAAAAAGAACCTTACTTTAACGAGCGTGATCAAGGCATCGACAGCTTCTACAGAGACTTATGTTTTGTTTAATGTGGATGCCGGACTTATAGGGTTTTCGAATGGTCTTTTCCAAATTGGCACAGAAAAGACAGTGGATTATCACAAGGCTTTGGATTTTGGTTTTAAGGTAAGTGGTGTTCCGTCCAATCTGAAGATAGTTATAACTTATGGCTCGCAAAACGCTCCCTTAACGGTGGAGATGGAAAATGATGTAATTCAAAGATTCCAGCTTTCTGATCTTTTGTTGGATACAGAAACAATAGGTAATTCTACCATTTGGTCAGTGCATGTGCAATCTTTTGACGGAGGTACATTATCCGCAGATGATTTGAAAGATTTGAATATCACATTCTCTTTCTATGGCAAAAAGGCAATAAGTTCAGATATTCCGGCAAATAAAGTTTTGCACGGAAGCTATGATTATACCGTTACCCCGCCTTCTCCTTTGGAAGCACAATCAGGCATGTTGAATGTAAACGCACCTGCCATCAACAAAGAAATTTTGATTGCAAATAATGTAGATGTAACATTTAAGGTAACTTCAAAACAAGATTCATCACTTATTTCCCGTCCCAAAGTTGGTGATTTTGTGTATGGTGACAAAACATGGTCAACTGAATTGGACGGTACTAAAACTTGTGTCGGTGTCATTACTGATGTAAGAAGCAAGGATTTTGACTTCATAGGTTTGGAAAATCTGACTGCCAGTTTTTGGACAAATTCATTAGGCATTATTCCTAATGTAGTCACCGAAACAAATGAATCTTTAGCTCTTTGTGATTTTGCAGGTAAGACAAATTCTCAAAACATCATACTTGCGAAACCAACGGAAAGCACGGCGGCACATAAGTGTGCAGCTTATTCTACAGAAGGATTTGGTGCGGGTTCTTGGTTTTTGCCTTCTTGTGGGCAGTGGGGTGTAGCTCAATTAAACAGAGTTAAGATCGACACTTCAATAAGTGCGACAATCGGTTCAGATCCATTGAGTAGTGGTTCATATTGGACTTCGACACAATATAATTCAAATGATGCTTGGATTTTTGGTTGGATTAATGGCACAAAAAGGGGAACGACCAAAAGTAATTCATATACAGTTCGTCCTTTCTGTACCTATGAATACAACCCTGTTCCAAACGGTGTATATATTTATGATAAAGATAATAATCGTTACACAAAAGAAGAATGGGTATCATCTGGTAAAGGAACATCTGATGTATGTGGTATAGGCATTTCAACTGATACTAATTCGTTTATGGTATCGACGAATAAAAGTGGTGTAAACTACGCTTTTGGAGGTCAAGGTACTTTGATCTCCAATGTGCCAATGTTAGACACTGATGTAGCAAGCGCAGACCTATACAAATCAACGCATGGTTTTATTTATACTGATGTGATAATATCTGCTTTAGGAATTAACAATGCACCTGCGGCAAAATACACTAAGACAGATATATTTAGAAATGGACAACATGGTTATTTGCCTTCATTTGGTGAGTTAGCCACTTTGTATTCTTACAAAACACAAGTGGAAGAGATTTTGCGCATGTTGGGTCTTTCTTTATGGGGGAGTGTATCTATTCAAACTTGCACCCAGTATGGGACTCATAATAATGCAACTTTTTATTGGTTGAATGGAGTTTCTGTTCAACCAGGTAAAGGTGACGAGTATAAAGTTTTACCTTTTACTCTTCTTCCTTTATCTAATCTAACATCCCCTATTCAGAATGGTCTTGTAAAAATGACATCTGCATCAAACAATTATCAGCAGAACACAAACAGTAGTGGGGAAGCTGTTATTTCTGCTGCATTAGGCGTTGATTATGATTATGAGGTCAGTGCTGATGGTTATGTAACGCAGAACGGGAAAGTCGGTGTATTAAATGAAGCGAAAACAATTGAGGTTACTTTGCAACCTGCAAGTGAGCTTACAGTAGTTGTCCATAGGAACACAATAGATGGAACAACCGATATTTCTGACGTTTCAGTTATTGTGACTGAAAATAAGGAAGGAGGGGTACAGGTGGCTTCCGGTACAACTTCACAAAACGGGACAGTCGTTTTATTTGTACCAGACGGAAGTTATAAAGTAGCTTTTTCTAAAGATGGGTTTGAAAGCAAAGAGGAAACGGTTGAAGTAAGCGGGAAAACTGCGCTTAACACCTTCCTTTTGCAGATATTTAATACTATTAATGTTCAAGTAAGAAGAGTTGGACAAATGCAAGGTATGCCAAGCCAAATCCAATTAAAGGACAGTACGGGACTGGAGGTGATCCAAACTAAGAATATAACCACTACCGTAACGTTTACCAATGTCGCATACGGACAGTATATCTTGTATGTGCCGGAAGGGGATTTTTCCAAAGAAACATCTCAAAGCATTACTGTGAACAGTGAAGGAATGCAGGTGCAAGTAAATCTTACTCCGCTGTATATGGTGCAAGTAAAAGTAAACCCTACTGGTGGTAATGTGGAATTTACAGATTCAGAAGGGCAGAGGCATACAGGTTCGGCAGGGCCAGCAACATACACGGCACGGTTTGACAAAATTCCTGCGGGAAATTATCAGATTAAGATTACATCTTCCGGTTTTAGTGATTTTTCAACGACAGGAAGTATAAGTGGGGTTTATCAAACAAGTGTGAATTTGGAATACACCCTAACTAAACCGAACAAGTTGGTGCAGATAACAAGTAACCAATCCAATTATCAATTAGATACATCATACAAATACGTTTCCCTTTTGATAGTTGGAAGGGGAGGTGAAAAATTTGAGTATTGGCAATCTTGGAGTGGGTTTGTATTGATGGGTGGAACAACTGGACAAATTGTGTATATTCCTAATATATTGATGTCGGATATTTCAAATGGTCAAATAAATAAAATTACATTTAGTGGTGTTCCAAATGTAGGCAGTTGGGTAGAAGGCACAGAGTATTCCATAAGATTAGGAATGACAACTTATGAATATAAAGCCTATAATGGGAACGGTAGTGCTTACAATGATGCCGATTATCCCATGCCACAAGAAAGTAGATTGGGCAATTATTCTGTATATAATGCAAAAAGTTCCGGTGGTTTTGCTGCCCACATGAGGGGTACATTCTATTGTAGTGGAAGCCCGGGAAGTCAGCCCGCAAAAGAAGAAACTTATTCTTCTACAGGTCTAAGAATGCAACCGGATGGTGCGCCGGGCGGAGATGGCAGATATGGATATAAAAGTTCTTATGAAAATACTGTTTTCGGAGACGTAACTGAACCTATTCAATCCTCAGTTGTTATTCCTGTCCAATCTATTTTTGGAGGTACAAGTAAAGGTGAAGCGGGATATTTGAACACCAATTCTGGGAAAAGAACCGGTGCGTCTTCATGGGGAGGTGCAGGGTATGGTGGTTCTGATTTCACTTCTTCAGACGGAGGAAAGACAAGAATTGCTGGGTATGGCTCTGGACAAGAATGTTCTCCGGCAGATGATGATGCGGGAAATATTACGAAACCGGGAGAGGGTATATTTTGTATATACTACCACAACGAACCTATATAACTTGTTGGAAATCATTAAGGGAGAGTAAAATACACTCTCCCTTTCTTTTTGTCTATAGAGGGTTATTGTGGTAATACAAGCAGACAATCCCGTCGCCTTCATTGTATAAATCAGTTGAAGATGAAGATATTTTGAAAGCTGTTCCACCAGCACCATATCCGGCTTTGCCGTTCATATTTCCGTCTCCATAACCTCCCCCGCCGCCGGCTTTGCAGTTGTCGGTTGAAGTGAAGTAACTTCCTGCTCCGTACCCTGTTCCTCCAAAAATAGATTGGACAGGGATAGTAGAATCAGCTTTTAGTCCTGAATTATACTCTGGACCTTGATTGCCGTACCTTCCATCTCCACCTACTCCGCCATATTTTATACCGGGAATAGATGTACTATACTGTCCGTTACCATAACTTCCTCCTGCTCCCGCAACCAATTCAGATGTTGCAAGACCTCCTTCATTTCTACCATAAATGAATGGCGAGAGATTCCCTTGCCCGTTCACTTTGAAAAACCAATATGTATCTCTATGTTCTTGTCCATTTTTTTGATCGCCCAAAAACACTTCATATGTAGAACCATAGCACTGAAATTTTACGTAAAGTCCCATGTTCTCTGATATTGATTTTCTGAAATCTATAGTTTCATATCCCCACATTCCGTCTATAGATTGGCTTATTGCAAAATTCTTTTGATAAGCAACAATTGCACTGTCTCCGCCCATGCAACCTCCATACCATTCAGGCGCATTTGGAGCATTGTCGGTGTCTTTGCCGTAGCCTCCCCTTCCAACTATCAAAAGGGAAACGTATTTGTATGATGTATCTAATTGATAATTGGATTGGTGAAAGAAAAGAAGGTAGGTTTTGTATTTTCTCAAAAAGAAAGGTTATTTTTGTGGGTAAGTATATGCTTTGTTTTAAACGTTTAAAATTTTAATAATCATGGATATAATCAAAAGATCAGTAACAGCTAATTCCAATAAGCTGATAACTACTAATGGTGAAGCTGCACCTTCTTTAATCAGCAGTGCATGGAACTTTGCTACAATTGATAAAGATATTGTTCTGATTGATCAAAACGGACAAGAAGTGCCGTTTGTAGTTATTCCTCTTTCAGAAGGAACAATTAAAGTAATCTTAACAGGTGGAATGGAATACACCATTTCAGAAGCGGAAGTGAGTACAAATATAGGAATGCCACTCATGTACATGGTTCAGAAAATCGTGAAAGAAGGCACGACCGTTTCTTCTTTGAGTATTGGGATTTAATATAATTATCTGATTATGATGTTGTTAGGTAATATAAATGCAATCCCTTTTAGAAGAAGATTTGGGGGAGGTGGTGGCACACCTTTTCCATCTATTCCCGGTATGGTGGTTCGCTATTCAGGAGCAGGATTAACCAATGAAGAAATGTCTAAAAATCCTGTATGGAAAGACCTTACAGGTAATGGGCATGATTTACAGATGAAGAACTTTGCTTGGGGTGGAATGAGCGGGGTAGGTGGATATAAATTAAACTGGAGTAATTCTAACACTTGGGCAAATTATATTGTTGAGGGGGCGCATGGTACAGGTGAAATTACTAATAATACAATCCATATTACAAGTGCTAAAACAAATAATGCGTTATTTGAAGCAAGGGCAATCCTTAAATCTGTTGAGTACAAAGTATTGATAAAAGGATTAACGGATGATATATATTTGCGTTATGGTGTATTTAATGATGGGAAAGAATTATGGACAGAAATAAAGAACGATGGTATATATACTTTGCCGTCGTATGATTACGATAGTAGATATAATATGAAGTGGAAAGTGATGTCCCAAACCTATCCTATAGATTGCGACATTACCATCGAACAACTACCTCTCTACCCCGGCGCACTTATCTTTGACGGAGTAGACGATTGCGGTACCTGTAATAACTTTCCTATTTTGACTAAGGAAAAGGGATATACGGTTGTGGTGTTGAGACAGTGGGATCAAGATTTCTTGAATACAACTTTGACAGGAGGACTGTTGTCAACTAGGAATTATTCCACGGGAGAAGGTGTAGCATTTGAAAAAATAGAATCCTCAAATAAGGGTTATTGGAATTTAGGTGCTGGAGGTATCATAGATTTTGCAAAATCACCATTTACATGGCAAACTTCAAAACAATATAATAATGTTGGTATTTTAAAAGGTGGCAAAAATCATGGAAAACCATTATGTGTAGGATGTGGATTGTCTGGAGGCCAACAGTGTGGTAGATTTGCTATCTGGGAACTTGTATTTCTCGACCACGATGCCACCGAAGAAGAGCTAACCAAGATCAAAGACTACTTCATCAAAACCTATCCCTGGCTCTTCCCTGACCAAGCATGGACAGTCACCGGCAAAACCAACGAGGACGAAGATCGTGCTACTATTGCCAATATTACGGGCAATGGTAATGATCTTGTGCTGTCGAATTTTGGGTTTGCAGAAGGGAGTGGGTATGGGTTGTATGCATATAACTTCAACTCATTTAATCTTAAAGATAATGTAGTTAAGTCCACAGATGTAAAAAAAGATTCGTTTAGAATGATCGGAACCGGAAACAGCAGCAATGTTTTGATTTTATTAAACGAATCTGATTCTGCTGATTGGAAGATACGTATCACAGGCATGAAAGAAGGTGATCGTTGTTTAATTGGAAATGCAAACAAAAGCGGTGAATATATTAGCGTTAATAAAGATGGTACATACACTTTCCAAAAACAGTATGCAGCAACTTCTACGAATGGTATATGGTATAATTCTTCACAAGAAGTAGATGTTTTAGTTGAACAAATCCCCGAATACGAAGGCTATCTGATTACTGATGGGGTGGATGATAAGATAACTTCGTCTATATTTGAAATGGGTAATGATTGGACTGTAATAGGAGATTGGGAGCTTATAAATACAGGGAAAAAAGACAATGCTGGTATTGTAAAATTTGATAGTATAGTCATTTATAATTATAATCCAGTACTCATTAATATAAAAAATGGTAGAAATAATTTGATTCCCGATCAAAATACCGTTAATGCAATTTGTTCTGATGGCAGGATTTATTCAAAAGACTGGAAAGAATCTATTTATAATGAAGAAACGGAATCTACCAGTAAAAATTTCTTAACTATAGGATATTCAGGTAACAGTTATACTAAAATTGCTTTCAAAAACTTAGCGATTTATCCTACAGTCCTTTCCAAGGAAGATTGTATAAAAGCATATAACTATTTACAAACTTTAAAAGCAAAATAATATGAAGAAGTACAAAGTTTTATTCTGTGATCTGGATGATACGTTAATTGAGACATTAAGTGGCAAAACATTTCCTAAAGGAATTTGGGATATGAAAATCAAATTTGATGTTTTGGATGCAATTAAGCAGTTTTCTCCTGAGTATGTTTTAATTGTAAGTAATCAAGAGGGAATTGAAGCTGGTTTTGTGGATCATCAAAGATTTCAATCTAAAATAGAATATGTATCACAATGCGTAAAAGAATATTGCGGAGTAAAATGCTATTCGGAATATTGTACCACGAATGATAAAAATGATTTGTATAGAAAACCAAACGTAGGAATGTTTAATCATCTTTGTGAAAACTATGTTGGCGATGATTTTGATTACATAAAATCTATTACACTTATGATAGGTGACGCAAGTGGACTTGAAGGACAGTTTTCTGATAGTGATAAAAGAACCGCAGAAAATTTCGGGATTGACTATCTTGATGTAAATGAATTTGTTAATTTGTATAATAAAAAGAAATAAAAATAGATGAAATACGCGATTGTAGATTTATTATGGGCAAAATCACATGGTATTGAAATACTGCCCGAAATGAGAACAAGTATAGATCAGAGTAAAGTTATTTTACATGAAGAAACGTTAGTACCTTTTGAAGATGAATCATTTCCAAGATATTCATTTAGTGATCCAACTTTTATTGAATTGTTAAATAGTGAAGAGTGGACTAGTACAGAAGAAGAACCTGTAATTAATAGAGACTTTAGTCGTATCTTAGCTTTGAATGTTCTTAATGAAGAGATTACTAAAGAAATCAATACATATGATCTTACTCCGGGTGAAGCATTACAAGTTAAAGATCATTATCCAGAATGGGTTGCAGGTATCATGGTTAAAGCAGGAGAAAGATATTTATCTGATAATGTTCTTTGGGAATGTATAAAAGAACATACTACTCAAGATAATTGGAAACCTTCTATGGCTACTGCAAGTTTGTGGAAAGTAGTAGATGAAGAACACAAAGGTACTATCGATGATCCTATTGTTTACATTCCACCTATGGAAATATTCAAAGACAAATACTATATCCAAAATGGTATAAAATATAAATGTACAAGAAATAGTGAACAACCTCTTACACATGATTTATCAGCCCTTGTTGGATTATATGTTGAGAAAGTTTAATTATTAATAAGCTAAGGATGTCACAGGAAATCTACAATAAGACCGTGTTCAAACGGTTCTTCGAAGAAAACGATCCTGCCGTAATGGAATGGGCGGAGAATGTACTTGAAAAGGTATCTTCTCCCGGCATTCTTCCTACTTTTATAAAGAAGGACGGAGAGGATTTTAAGGCGTATTGGGAAACAGTCTGTCATATCTTTGCGCTTGTTGTTTTATATGCTAAGCAATACAACGAGATTGATACGAACAAGATTCTGTTTGAACTTTTTATTGAAAACAGAGGACTTGTGACAGATGAAGTGGACACACTCGAACAGATGAAATATCTGTTCAATAATTATGTGAAGGAATATAGAAAAAGAGGAACACTTGATATTGTAAACAAGGAAGGCATGATACTTGGGGAGCTTCTCCGTCTTATTAGATATAAGACGGAGGATGAGTTTATATTTGCCCTTTTGATGTCTCGTGATACTGGATGGACAATGGGACATAGCTCTCCTACATGGAACAGGACAGACACGGTTCTGAATGTTACAAAAGGGTATGAAACAACGGAAAGTGTAAAAGATTTGAATGCCTATCCACTTGTGAACCCTACAGGTGTTGTTATTGTGGATGATATAGACAACAATGGCACTCCTATACAGGCAATGACTTTCGTTGGAAATGCTTTGGTGGGTATTTCTTCTGAAATTGACAAAACGAAGCTCCTTCCTATTTCAGAAAATCTTTCTTATCAGATTTCTTTTAAGGTTAAAACATCTTCCACAAGCAACCAAAATTTGAAATTCGGTGTGGAAGTGTTTAACGAAGCCGTTCAACCTATGATATGTAAGGAATCTTATGGAAGTGCAGAGAGCAACAATTTTGTTTCCGGCAGTAAAGGAATCCTGGAACTTCCTGTAGCTGGAGTGTATTATGAATGCCGGGCAATTCTATCGAGAAAGAACAGGGTATACGCAAAGCAGTTAGAGCTTAATTTCCCGAAAGGGAGAGGGCTTCAAATGAAAGACGGAATGAAATTCTTGTCATTAAGTCTTATTCAAGACAGGTCAAATTCTTTCGCTTCCGTGTATATTTATGATATAAAGATAAAGCCACTTTTCCTTCCATTCTATCAAGGTAATTTAGGGGAAAAGGACGTGATAGCTGCTTATTATCTTAATAATTCCCTTACAAGTGAGAAAGGAGTAAAAAAATTTACAGAAGATTACCTTGTTACCTACAAAAACATAATGGGTAGTGAGGATATTCAGCCTTTGAAAGAGAAGAATGTTATTTTCAAAGTATTGTCGGATAGGGGAGCTTACATAGAAGGAGCTTCTATTTCCATTTTAGACAAACGTCTTGTGACGGACAGAAACGGGGAAGCATCTATTGTACTTTATCCTGGTGATTATTCTATTGATGTGGAGAGGTCTTTGTTCATGAATATAGAAGATAGATTGTTTCAGGTATTGGAAGACGATGAAGAAACGCAGGTGGAATATATTCAAATGCAAGGAGATGTGTATGAAAGAAAAGTCACGTTCGTTGTAAGGGACGAAAATGAAAGACCTATACAAAATGCCCTTGTTACTTTTAATGGTGAATTTAAATATACGGATTCTTCTGGTAATGCCATATTTATGGCTTTTCCTGGCTTATACCCTTATACTGTAAGCAAGACGGATTATTATACCATAAGTAAGAACATCAATGTACAAGACGATCAATCCGAACCTGTAACGCTTATATTGATACCAAGATATACGGTTACATTTACGGTGACAAATTCATCTACTGGCGCAGTGGAAGGTGCAAATGTGACACTTACCGCAAAGGACAGACTGGCAACAGAGGATACTGTCGCTTATTCGGAAAGCAAAAGAACGGGCACGAATGGGAAAGTGACATTCACGAATATATTGGGAGGTGATTACACTTATCTTGTTGAAAAGCAAAACTGGATTCCTGTAAATGGGGATGTTGTTGTGGACAGTAATAAGGATATACAAGTGAGCTTCAATCCTATGCCTACTTTTAACATGACGTTTACTGTAAATGATTACAACACCTTTACGGGAGAGAAAAAGCCTTTAAATGGGGCTACTGTGAAATTTGCCGGTTTGACAAAACAGACTTCTGACAATGGACAGGCTGTTTTTGAAGGAGTGTTGGGGGGAAAATATTCTTATGATGTATTTTACGACAACAATCATCAACGGGTATATGCGGAAAACTATGAGTTTTACAATAATTCAAACCTTACGATAGACTTGAAACAGCTTACCTATAAGACTACTATCAAGGTGTATGGCGCAGGAGGAACAGTCGTTGAAGGTGCGAAAGTGAAAGTAAACGATAAGGATTTTGTGCAGGAAGATTCTTCTGGTGTTGTGTTGGAACTTCCCAATGGACAATACACTGTCATAGCATCCTATGAGGAATATGAGGACAGAGAGCAGCAATTTACTGTAAATGGAAATGATCAAGTGGTGAGCATCTATATGGATCAAACTTTATATGATCTTACATTTGTTGTAACAGAGGATAACGGTATCATTTCCAACGGTACAAGAATAACACTTAACAGGGGAGGTGCAGGAGAACAAACAGGTCTGACTAATAACGGACAGATCAAATTCTCTGTTCCGAGAATGCGTTATGATTGGGTGGCTTCGAAGCAATATTTCAGTGATCAGACAGGGGTTGTGCAACCAAATGACCTTCCAAAGACGGTGAATGTTGCAATGCCAAGAAAAGAAACGAGAGTGCAGTTCTATGTTTATAATTCCGATACAGGGCTTCCAGTTTCAGGAGCTTCTGTAAAACCAGAAGGACTTAGTACGCAAAATACAGGGTCGGACGGTACAACGACCTTTATGATGCAGATGGGGAAAACTTACAGATATGAAGTTTCCGTTTATGACTATCAGCCTACGGAAGGTTCTGTCACAGTTAATCAGGAATCAATGCCACAACAAAGGGTAGGTGTTTCCAATAAGACTTACAGTGCTCATATTACAGTGAAATCCCGAAATGGGTATAATATTAATCGAGCTTACGTGACTTATGGAGGAAAGAGTGGGTACACCAACTCACAAGGACAGCTTACACTTACTGGAATACAATCAGGATCGTATAATGCCACTTGTACGGCAGACAATTATCAATCCCAAACGAAAAACAATATTGCAATATCGGGAGCTGACACGTATATAGATTTCACTCTTGACTATGAGCTTACGACAACTTATATTTATCTTAGAAAGGAAAATGTATTGCAACCTTATGCTTCCGTGAATATAAGAACTACTGCGCCTGACGGATCGTCTTATTACAGTGGTACAGATCAGACAAATGGAAGTGGTAGGATAACGGTTTCTTCTCCTTCTGGAGGTTATGTGTATGCTTCCGCTACGGATTCGGAATGTGTAGGGACAGGGGATGAATCAACGAACGCAGGAGGGAGCAGTATTTACCTTTATCTTTGGAAAGCTCTTATCGTTTCTTATAGCGGATCGCCTCAAACGCCATCTGTATCAAATGGCGTTTATGAAATAGTGGGAAGAGAAGTAAGGGTACAAGGTGGAAGTAGAAATACAAGTAACCCTTCTACTGTGTATGCCAATTTCAGAAATCATACAAGAGCTATTACAATCAAACAGTGGCCCGAATCATTTTCTATTCAGGGAAGTTCTGGCACTTATAATGTGGACGCTGCCGGCGGCAACCATTCTGCCTTTAGAGGATGTACAAGTCTTTCATCGATTGCAACAAACACAATTCCTTCTATTTCAGGGGGTGTTATCTGTTGGTTTAGAGATTGCACAAGTCTTAGATCTATTCCTTCTGGTTTGTTTACTAAAATGACAGGTAATTCTTGTGCGGGTGCTTTCTGGAGCAGTGGGGTTACAAGTCTCCCGAGTGGTCAACTTGTTCCTACTTCATGTGTTTATCATTCTTCCTTGTTTAGAAGTTGTAAGAGTTTGACTTCATGCGTTGGCAATGGTACTTTTGGAAGGGGAGGTGGCACAGAAGATTTCCATGCTGTATTTTTTGAATGTACGGCTTTGAAAAATACAGGAGGTCAATCAGCTACAAGTTCTCCATTTAGCAATTCAACGAATGCACAGTATATGCAATATACATTTCAAGGCTGCACAGCCATAACCGAACTTCCGGTATTATGGTTCAGATATTGCACAAACATTGTTTCTTTTGTTGGTTGCTTTGTCGGTTGTACAAGTCTTGTCGACGGCTGGTCTACCGCTATGTTTTCTTACTCTTCGAAGGCAACAAATATGCAGTCATTGTTTGAGGATTGTACTTATTTGTCTATTCCTTATGGACAGGGACTTCCGTCAAGTGTAACAAACGCTTCAAGAATGTTTGCGAATTGTAGGAATTTATCTGATATATCTTCTTTTGATATGAAGAATGGAAAGTTGCAGAATGCAGAAAGTATGTTTGAGAACACGGGTGTGAAACAAATTCCCGCTAAGTTCTTTAATAATCTTACGACACTTACCAATCTTAGGAGATGCTTTGCAGGATGCACGTCACTCACTTCTTTTGGAAGAACAGGGAATTATGTAGGACAACCAGGAACATCTGCACGACCTGTGAATGTGGATATAGGAAATCAGTTTAATAATACCAATTTTGAGAATATTGGCAATAGCTTGAATTGTACCGAAATGTTTTCAGGCTGTACAAATCTTTCTTTAGGAACAGAACAGGCTTATGCGGTTTCGTACACATCCCTATATGATAGGTCAGTGGCAGGGGTAGGAAAGGTTAATATGGACAGAATGTTTTATGGTTGCTCGAAACTTGGAACTGTCCCTGTTATTCAAATCCTTACAGGATCATCCAATTATGTAAAGATAACGGAGTCTGGGAACAATAACGTAACAAGTCATAGCCAGACTTTTACAGGCACAAATTGCGAGGGTGTTCCAAGTGGATGGAAATAGTAAGTCAAAAATAATTAAAATATTGAGTATGAGCAAGTTAAATGTTAGTAGAAATGTTTTTTTAGAGAAAGAAGAACTTTCAAATATGATTTCTTTCTTTGCTACAGCACCGCTTATGAAGGCGGTGCTACAGGCATCTTATTCTTTTGGGATGATTACGAATGACCCGTCTAAGATCAATCCTAATACAGTTAACAAACCAGTAGAAGATGAAAATCTTATAGAACCTTTTAAAGTGGAAACAGGAACAAACTCTGGCACTATTAAGGTACTTCCTGGGATGGCTCTTACCAGTGCCGGGAACTTTATAGATATCAATGTAGAAGACAACATCGTTGTGCCGAATGACAGCAATTTCTATTGGGTGAAGATTGCTTACAAAACAAGAAATTACGAAAAGGGATATGTAAGCGTAAACTCACAAGGTATTGTGTCTGGTTCGGTTGATTTTTCAGGCAAGGTGAGAGGGCAGTCTTCGTCAACTCCTATTTCTATTAGGTTTGAAAAACAAGACGGTTCTGTTCCTTTGAATAATGGCGTTTATCAGATTGTAAACATAATTGACAGCCAAAACTTACTTCTTACATCCGCAACTACATTTGTAGCGGAATCGAATTTAAGAGCTATTGTGCTTGGGACACTTCCTTTGGGAGGTGTATTGACTTCCGAGCAGCGAAACGGTTTGTACACTTATGATGATTATGTCATTTCTTTAGTCCCAGAAGTAAGCATCAGCACTCCGCCAGAAAAAGAACCGGACGAGTATTATATCGCTCGTGTACAAAATTCTGGCGGCACGGTATCTGTTTACAATGAAGTGAAAAGCGAATATTGGTCGCTTGGGAATATATTCATGTCAACTTCTAAAAGTTAAGGCTTATGTTACGGTTTTATTATACGGTCAGTTCGGGATATAACAGTCCGCAGTCCAAAGTTTCAGATTCGTTGGGTGGATATAAATCTTCCACTCTTGTGCCTAATGATGTATTTGGTAATTTATTTGATGAAATAAGCCTTAATTTGGCTTCAAATCCTCGCAGTCAATATGTTGCTCTTGTTTTGAAAAATGAGGGCACAGAAACGCTTAAAAACGTCGAATTATGGTTTTCTTCTGTAACGGATAACCCCTATGGAACAATCACGGTAGGAGCTATAGGGATGGGAAAGGATGAAGAAGAAAATCCGGTTACTTCGCGCACATCTTCCATGAATGAAAAGCCTTATTGGATTCAGTTCTATGAAGCAAAAGAGGAAGAACCGGTATCGCTTGGCGATATGGAAGCAGGAAAAGAAGTCTGTTTGTGGTTTTGTCGGTCGCTTGATAAGGAAATTATAAAAAATGACTATGATCTTGTGGCAGAGAGAGATATGAACACGCAGAACCGCTATAAAAAGGTGGAAAAGCAGACAGAGGAAATTTTTAACATTAATTTGGTTTGGGAATAGTTACAAAAGTTGTAGTTTTGTCAGCGAGACAGGGGAACAAAAACTTCCCCTTCTTTTATCACTTAAAATATACAACTTTTGTATGCAATGATTTTATAATCTAATTTCGACAGCAATGACAAGACGAGAAGAATTTGAAACGATTTATGAATACTTACAGGGGAAACTGACAAACAACCCGAAGTATGAGTTTCATGCAAAAAGAAAGGACAGGGAAAGGATAAAAGATTTTCTTGAAAATGAAATAGTGGGGAATCTTTGGAACTATCTTACTTTTCAATTTAATAGGCAGGTTTTTATTTTGTCGGTGTCGAAATTGAGTATTATTCCTCTTCCTAATGTGATAGGGAAAGCAGCTATTGAAAGATGGAGAAAACGAACACAAAAGGATATGTGGTTTACCTCTAAATTCGTTATGGAATACGACCTTAGAAACCCTATCCAGAAAGAAGAAGCCTTGTCTGATTCCTATTTGGATAAAGAAAGACAGCTTTATTTTGATTCTCCGAGAGGATACATCCTTTGTGAAAGCTATGATGGGTTTTTGTATCATGAAAAGAAATGCAAAGGATGCAGGTATATAAAATTGTGTGAAGAAAAATATAAGGACAGATGAGAAAAAGAAGAAAGGAACTTGAAGTTAAAATTGTCCCTTGTTTTTACGATACGAAAAGAGCAGAGCTTTTGATCGTAAGGTACGGATGGTTTGGAAACCCTAAGTTTGTAAGGAGTTTCGGGTTTATCTATCTTTCGAGTAAGGAAAGTGAGAAAAAGATGGACTATGTGTGTGAATTAATAGATAGGTTTAACAGAATACAAAGTTTAAATTGTTATGGAAGAAAAAGTAATGTATGACGTGCGTTCAGCACTTATGACAGGTGAAATTAAAGAAGTAAAAAAATGGGAAACAACTACTTTCAGAGGTCTGGAGTATATCATCCCGGAAGGAGAACGTGAAATGGCTAAAATTGGCAGAGATGTGTTTTTCACAAAAGAAGAAGCAAAGAAAGCTATTAACGCAACGGTTGATAAGAGAGTTCAGTATCTTGAAAATCAGATTGAAAGAATTAAAAGCTATAAGTTTGAGTAACGTGCTGAAAAAGAAGGAGAAATACGAATATCGTCCTTGTAAAAGATGTGGTGAAAATCATTACATCTACAATAGGATGAAGTGGCTCTGTAAAGATTGTGACACAGAAACAACCAAAGAACGTAGAGGTGACCTTCAATCCTTATTTACGGAGATATGGCAGGAAAGACCTCATGTTTGTGTAAAATGTGGAAAGCCTTTGGGGGATGAACCAAAAGCTATTTTCTTTTCGCATATCAGATCAAGAGGAGCAAGACCGGATTTGAAGCTGGATAAGAACAATATCGAACTTCTTTGTTCCGCTTGTCACAGATTACATGAATTTAACGAAAGGGAAATCGTATGAAAAAGATTCTTGTATTGACGGTATTGTCGTTTATTCCCCTTCTTGTTTCTGACGCAAAAGTTCTTTCCACTACGAAAGAAGATAGAGATAAGGTTGTGTGGGAAAGGTTGGTTCATGCCATTTGCATGGTTGAATCCGGTTGCGATGATAAAGCGAAAAACAAGGTAAGCTCCGCTTCTGGTAGGTTTCAGATGTTGAAGGTTTATGTGGACGAAGTGAACCGGATAAAAGGGAGACATCTCTATTCCTATAAAGACAGATTTGATCCTGTAAAGTCAAGAGAAATGTTTGAAATATACCAATCCCACCACAACCCTACCAAAGATATAGACAAGGCGATCGTTTTCCACAGAGGAAAGAAAGTCAAGTCTTATATTAGGAAAGTAAAACAGGAAATGTATAATCTTTAATTTTTAATGCTATGACAGTATGCTGGACAGAAGGATGCTATTACTTTGAAGGCAAAGTGATCAGTTCCTACCAAGTGGAAGATGGCACTATGCTGGTAGTGGAAACACAGAACGGACGAACAAGGAAAGTTCTTAGAGAAAATGATCATTTAATTGAGTTGGATGTATGCGAATAGATGAAAACATGGAGGTATTACTTCAATCCGTTGCAAATTTATTCGGGGATTTGAAACTGAACGTTCTGAAAGGAAAGTTGGAAGATGTAATAGCACTTCAAGATACGAAAAGTATTGCTGACTTTACCGAAGAATGTATTAAGTGGTCGGAAAGGGAATATACGAAAAAACAGCGTATGTTTGTGTTCTCTGATGGGAAATTGGCTTTGACAAGAATATTTATTGTTTCCGCAGAAATGGACTACACGGATGAAGGTGTACCGGAAATAATTATAAATAGAATGCCGGACGATGTAACGTTAAAGGACAATCCTTACAAGAACATTCACGTCCGATACGAAAGCGAGGAAAACTGTTCCCGTGATTTCGATAGATTGAAATTAGTGTTGAATTAATAATCTATGGCTAAGGAAGTTATAGTAAAGAATTTAAATCTCGTTGGAATGACAGATTATTTCAATGAGCATTACAAAAAGAAAGATGGTGGAAAGTTTTCATACTGGAACATCAGAGCTTATGTGGTAATGGGCAAAGTCCCCTCCTATTTAGGAGAAGGATTGAGTATTGTTCCTTGTGTGCCGGTAGGTAGTAATGTAAGGTTGTGGAAACTTGTGAAAGAAATAAAATAGAAAGGGAAAGAAAATGAAAGTGTATGTAAGTTTGCCCATTTCTGGGCATGATATAGAAGAAACGAAAGAATACGCAGAAAAGGTTAAGAAGTTTCTTGAAGAAAAGCGTGACGAAATTGTTACTCCTTTTGATGTTTGCGATGAAGAAGGTAAGCCCTACTCCTATTATATGGGTAGGTGTATTGAAGCACTTTTAGAATGTGATGCTGTTTTCTTTGTACCAAATTGGCAGGAATCAAAAGGTTGCATGGCAGAATTTGAGTTGGCAAGAATTTATGGAAAGAAAATTTTAATGTAAAGAAAATGAAATCATCAAGCAAATATTTGATATGTTATGATTGTGAAACTGGTTCTATTCCCTCAAAAGACAAACCGGCTTTTGATACGATTGCACTTATAGAAATCGCATTTGCAGTCATAGATATGGAGAAACTGGAGATATGTGAAGAAGTATCTATGATTCTCCCACATGATTACAAAGAGGGATTGGTCTATAGTGCAGAAGCGGAAGCAATACATGGCATTACTGAATCTATCCAGAATGAAAAGGCAATTTCGTTAAAAGAGGCTTACAAAAAGTGTCTGGAGATTTTCAAAAGGTACAAAAATCCGCGTCAATTATGTACGCTTTGCGGACATAATATAGTAGGGTTCGATAATGCCTTTTTGGAGAACTTTTTTAAGTTCATGGGAGATGATCTAAGCAAGTATGTAAAGTTTTCGTTGGATACGATGCAATTGGCTCACATGGCTTATGGAGAATCGGAAAACTATCAACTGCATACTATTTGTGACAAGGAAGGTATTGATCTTGTAAACGCGCACCGTGCCGGTGATGATACCTATGCGAACGCACTGCTTATGATAAATTTCGTAAAGAAACTTCGAGGAGAAGGAACAACTGCCGAACAAGATGGCATGACGGTCAAGAATCCTTTCCGAGAAAAATTTGCTTTGTAACGTGGCAATAGTATATAATTCAAAAGGTGGGGTTCTGACCGATTTGCAAGCAAAAAGGTTGTTTACTACTGTGGACGATATAATAGACAGACTACCTTCTCCTACTATATCCCAACTCTTTTCGGGTGGGTATAAAAGGGATATGGACAAGATGCTTGAAACTATTATAGATCAGACAGAGTATGCAATGAATTTTGGACGGTCTCTCGATACCGAAAAATTGGGATATGTGGACAACCTGTTTGCGTCAATGGATGAAAACCTAAGAATCCTTTCGTACAACTATTTTAACGCAACCGTCCTTTCCAATTTCAATTTAGGATGGAGAAATTTGGAATGGGGAAACCTTACACAACTCTTTCCGTGGAGTAGTTACCTGTGCGCCCGCGGAGCAGGCAAATGTCTGTGTATCAACACTTTAGTTGTTATGGCGGATGGCTCTTTGAAGAAGGTACAGGACATAAAAGTAGGTGACAAAGTAATGGGACAGGACTTCAAACCTCGAAAAGTCTTAGAGCTTCACAGAGGAAGATGTCCTATGTATGAAGTAAGGCAAATAGGTGGTATGGATTATACCGTAAGCGAAGGACACCTGCTTTGCCTATCCGATAGGAGCATTGTTCCTGTAGAAGTGGCGGAAATGAACCTTAGAAAGGGTTTTTCTTATAAAGGTTATAGGTCTACTAAGAACGGACTAAGAGAGACGGAAATTTATGTGTCTTTGGTTGGTGAAGATGACTATTACGGTTTTACCTGTGATGGTGACCATAAGTTCCTATTAGAAGATGGTACGGTTTGTCATAACAGCTATATGTGGTGTTATTCCTTTCCTTTGTGGCGATTGTATTCTTACACGAGACCTATGCTCTATGGAGGTGATACGGTTGACAACAAGAACCGGAAAGAGACGGCTATGATCACAAACACTATGACACTTGCAAAGGTGCATGTGAACAAGATCATAGAAGAAATCACTACTAACGATATTTTAAAAGAAAAACTTGATCCGAATGGAAAGGCGAAATTAGGTGAAACAGCAATAGAAGGTGAGAACGGTGCTATACTTCATGTCCGTGGTAAGGACGGGTTTATTCGTGGTCTGCACGTTGGTGCAGCAATCATAGACGATATGCCAGACGAAAGTTCTTTGTATAGCGATGAGCAAAGGGAAAAGTTGAAAGAAGTTTTTAGAGGTACAATTACACCTATTGTAGAACCATACGGGTATTTGATTATATCTGGTACACCTTATTCGACTGCTCCGAATGAACTGTACAATGTAATAAAAGGTGACAAACGTTTTTATTCGTTTGAATATCCTATTGTTTTCCCGGATGGTAGACCTCTTGCACCGGATAGATACACCTTTGAAGATATAAAGGCAAAAAGAACGGAACTTGGTTCTATCGTATTTGCCCGTGAGTATTTGGTTATTCCTATTTCCGATAACTCAACGATCTTTCCTTATGAGTATCTAAGAAGGTCAACTACAGGGATGGACAAAGTTTCTTTTGCAGACAGTATAGAATTTTTTCCGTTTGAACTTCAAAGAGTAGTGGTAGGATGTGACTTTGCCGTATCTGGTAATATTGGTGCTGACTATACTGTCTATTCTGTTTGGGGTATTGACTATTCGAACAACTTCTATCTGATAAACTATTTCCGTGCAAAGGGGATGTCCCATAACGAACAGGTGGACAAGATCGTTCTTTTCAACCGTCTGTACAAGCCGGACAAGATAGTATGCGAGGCAAACGGTTTCCAAGGGATCTTGTCTGCACTTGCAAGAGAAAGGGGTCTTTCCAATATCGAGCAGTTTACGACAACAGAAGGAAACAAAAAAGACCTCTATTCCGGTCTTCCATCTTTGTCTGCTATGTTTGAAAGAGGACAGATTAAAGTTCCTTACAAGGAAGGGGAGACAAGACAAAAGGTAGAGTTGATGTTTAGTGAGTTTGCGTCCGTTACTTTCAGAAGCGATAAAGGGAAATTAGAAGCGAGTTCAGGACACGATGATATAGTGATGTCAATTTTTTTATCTATACATACCCTTCGTGAAGAAAACGGATCAGGTAACAATTTTAGTATAAATATGGTATAAATAAGTATATGGATCATGGGTAAACTGAATCCCGGTTTCATGGCGGAAATCTTTAAATTGATGTTTTCCGATGAAGTCATAATGCGTATAGCTTCGGAATATTTGAAATACGAATTGATTCCTAAAGAATGGGTAGGCTATAAATTCATTCTTAGGGAAGCGATCATACAATATACAGAAAAGAATAAGCTGCCTTCTATCGGTGTTATTTGTCAGAAATTATGTGACGAGGATGCCGTGCAGCTCGCTGCAAAGGAAATAAAGAAGGCGGCTTTGATAGACAGGGAAATTGCAATAGACCAATTGCAGTCTTTTGTCAAGGAAACAGAATTTGAACTTCTTTCAAGGAAAGTGCATGACTTGTATGAAGAAGGAAAGAAGGAGGAAGCAATACGTGTCAATGCCGAAGAATCCCAAAGGATATTGGAAATGTCGTTTCGTTCCAAATCAGGGGGTTTCCAGTCTGTTTTCGGGGGTTTCCAGCAACGTATGCTTGAAAGACGCATGGATGCTGCTACAATAACGGAAAAGCCAGTAAAAATTCCTTTTGGAATCGACAGGTTGGACGATATATCTTTCGGTGGCATGGAAATAGGGGACACAACGCTTTGGATTGCTCGCAGCGGTACGGGTAAAGCGTTGACTTTGGACAGCAAAATTCTCACTCCTACTGGTTATATTTTGATGAAAGATGCTAAGGTAGGGGATATTATTTGTGATAGAAAAGGCGGTACTCAAACAATAGTTGGCGTATATCCTCAAGGAAGAAAGAAAGCGTATCGAGTAACTTTTGCAGATGGAAGTTTTGTTGATTGTAGCAAAGATCATCTTTGGACGATATGGGATAATTATCACAACTCAAAAGGTTATGAAACTATGCCTTTGTCGGAAATGATGGAGAAAGGAATTAAATTTGGCGGACACCATAACGGACAAAAATATCTTACTAAAAACAATATTGTAAGATACGGTTCTTATCCGCGTCCTCGTTTTTCTATACCATTGGTGGAAGGCGTTGATTTAGGAGAAAAAGAAGTTTTTATTGATCCTTATACGTTAGGCGTTTTATTAGGCGATGGAAGTTTTTCTGATAAAGCTGGTAATTTAACTGTAACGTTGCCAGACAATGAAATTATGGAAAAATTGAAGTTCCCAGAACAGATATACCTTAAATATGTAGCAAGGTATGCGTATAGGATTAATAAAGGGGAAAGTGAACATAATTTTCATTATTACTTAAAAAAATACGGACTTTTTGGGAAACTTTCTCACGAAAAGTTTATTCCAAAAGATTATATTTTCAACAATAAGAATGTTCGATTAGAGGTTCTTAGAGGGCTTTTAGATACAGACGGGTATGTTGAAAAAACAGGACAAATAGAACTTTCTCTATCTTCTAAACAATTAATAGAAGACGCTACTTTTATTGCAAGGTCATTAGGATGTTTGTGTAAAATATCAGAACCAAAAAGAGCTTCTTATGTAAACAAAAAAGGAGAAAGGGTTATTTGTAAATACAGATATAGATTGAGAATCACCCCTCCTAAAGGATTAGATTTATTTCATCTTTCAAGGAAACACGAAAGAGAGATAAATCCTAAGAAAAAGAATTTTGTTGAAAGAAGAATTGTGTCCGTTGAATATATTGGCATAAAAGAAATGCAGTGCATAAAAGTGTCAGGAAAAGAAGGACTTTTTCTTACAAATGATTTTATCGTTACTCACAACACGACTGTATTGAAATGGCATGGGTATTCTGCTGCCATTAGAGGTGTGCCGGTTCTTCATATCCAGTTGGAAGGTGGGGTTAAAGCCTGTATGCAAATATATGACCAGTTATGGTCTGCTCAATCCTATTCTGACATTAAATCCGGCAATATCAGTCCAAAGGACAGAAAGAAGATAGAACAGGCTATTAAAGAAGTAAAAGAGCTTAGTTCTGACATTGAAGTGTATGGATTCAAAAAGTTCGGGCAGGCTTCTATGGGGGATGTCCGGCAGCTTTGTTATGACTATTTTAATACACATGGCAAGTTCCCCGGATTGGTAATACTCGATTCTCTGGATTTGGTAAAGACCGGTATATCCAAAAAGATAGATTCTGATCCTGATCACAAGAAAGAAAAACTACAGACTTGTGCCCAGCTTTTGAAGAACTTGGCGGATGAAATAGGTGCTCCTATCATTACGGCCACACAGACAAGTGATGTCCCGTTTGAAGTATGGAACAACCCGGATAAGGTGATTGACCGTTCTTATACAGAAGGTGACAAAACGCTTGTAAAACCTTTTTCTTTTGTGTTCACCCTGAATATGACAATAGAGGAAAAGGCAAACGCAACGGCTCGTATTTATGTCGACAAGCTCCGTGATTACAAGGAAAGTCAAGAAGTGATTACGATTGCTACCAATTACGACAAAAGACGTTTCTATCACAGGGGGCGAACGATGGAGATGTACAATCAAATTTCTGAAAGGAAAGAGATAAAGAAACAGGCACGTAAGAAAAAGACGGAAGCAGACAAAATGGAAAGTATTTAGGATCATGATTAGGATAGATGAAGAAGAAGTAAAGGCGGCGTTCGGACTTCGCATGTTCGGTTCGCAAGGGTGGCTCTCCAACAAGGACATGGATTGTCCCTACTGCGGAAAATCGAAGAAATGGGGTGTTCTTTTGAATCCTCACGGCGGTGTGTTTCACTGTTGGAAATGCGGTAGCAAAAAACCATTGAAGGATTTTCTGGACAAGATAGGAAGGAAAGATCTTATACGGATGGAATATCAAAATTCATTAAGTGTAAAACTTACACCTTTGAAAGATGATGTGGATGAAGATGTGTCCGAAGAATTGCCGGAAGTAAAACTTCCCCTTCGTCTTGAAAGACTGAAATCTGACCCTTATTTAGACGAAAGAGGGTTTAGAGCGTATCATTACGCACTTTTTGAACCGTCTGAAACCAAATCTATTTTAGAAAAGGATTTGAAAAACTACATCATCTTTAAAATGAAAATGGATGATAAGCTGGTGGGATGGCTCGGCAGAAGCAGATATTCCAAAGAGTGGCATAAAAGAGATTTGGAAAGGGCAAAGGAAACCGGTACTAAACCGCATTTGCGATATGAAAACAGCATAGGGACGAACTTTACAAAAATATTAGGCGGTTACAACGAGCTTTCTTCTATTACAAAGGACGTGATAATAGTGGAAGGGTTATTTGACAAAGTAGGTATAGACAATCTTTTAAAACTTTGGGATTGCAGGGATTTGAAGTGTGTGTTCACTTTTGGGAAAAGTATAAGCAAAGAACAAATATCCTATTTGGAAAGAAAAGGGGTAAAGAATGTGATTCTGATGTATGACGATGCGACTGTTGAAGAATCCAAAAGTGCAGGGTTGATGCTTGCAAAGTCATTCAACACCAAGATAGCTTATCTTTACAAACCGGGCATTGACCCGGGAGATATGGATATGGATTATTTGGAAGAAGTTTTGGATAACTTGTATGACCCTATCAATTTTTACGTCTCTAAAATCAAGAAAATGTGGTAGGTTATTCCTACTTTTGTTGAAAATCACAAATCATAAAATCAAATGGACAGAAGCAGAGAATTATCGATAGACGAATATTTGAAAGTGCTCCAATTGGAATACTTTACCCACAAGGTAAGAAGCCTTATTTTTGATAAGCCCGAATTTGTCAAGATGGCAAATGATATCGCAGAGTTTAAAAAGGAACGGATCGAGTTGTTGGCAAAAAGACATTTTAAACGGTCTATTTTCTTTTCGGTGGAAGAATATTTTTCTTTTTATGAGAAAGAGTTCTTGAATCCTACCGGTATTCCCAATTTCCAGTATTCCACCAATGAACAGAAAAGAAACTCGCAGTGGTTTTGGGATATGATCTATTTGCTTGGAAAGGATCAGATTGTTATTTATGATGACAAAGAGTATCGGATTCTGAAGAACGATATAAAGAATCAAACGGTCACTATCAAAGTGAACGGAAAGAAAAAAGATGTGGAATATTCAAATATCAAAATAAAAAGGCTTATCATGTGTTTTGATGGTAAGTTATTATAAATCAACTAATTTAAATTTCGTATTATGACTTTTAAAGAGTATGAAGCGCACGCGGCTTCAACAGCGTGTTATGCAAAAGAAGTAGCTATTTCGTATGTAGTAATGGGACTTACCAATGAATTGGCAGAAGTTTTTGAAAAGGTGGACAACGCTGCCGAAGCAAAGGAAATTTTGAAAGAAGTGGGAGATGTGCTTTGGTATGTTGCAATGACAAGACAGGAATTGGATTTGCCTGCATTGGAGTTTCCCGAAGAATTACACAGATTGGACGATACGGATGTGTACAGATTAAGTCCCTCCTATTTGCTCCAACAGGTAGGTATCATTAACGGTCAAGTGAAGAAATACTTCCGGGATGATGATTACAGCAAACCTTTCCCTGAAAAGAGAAAAGAACTTTGTCATACGGCGTTGGAACAGATTCTTGTAGGGTTACAGAATCTTGTTACTTACATTGAAGGAAAGGAATTGAACCAATCTTTGGTATCCATTGCAAAGCAGAATGTGGAAAAGCTGGCAAAGAGAAAGGCAGAGAACAAAATTCACGGTGACGGAGATAATCGGTAATGGTTAGGGCTATAACTTTTTTGGGAGCTTCGTGTGTCGGAAAAACTTCTGTGTTTGAGCTTTTAAAGAAAGACAGATCGTTTGACCGGTTCGACAAAATAGATAGCATAACAAGACAGTTAGTAAAGGAAGGGAAGATAGAACCTTCCTTTACTTCTGTTCAAAATCAAAAACTGATTTTTGATAAGTATGCGGAACTATTAAACACAGATTGCTATGTTTCCGATAGAAGCATAATAGATGTGCATACGTTTACGAAAACAATTCCTGCTTCTATTCAAAGAGACGCAGAATTGAAAAGACAATTGGATTTTATAAACGTTAGTGAATATTTTCTTCCTATTATTTTTTATTTCCCTATTTATTGGGATGTAGAAAATGATGGGGAAAGAATGGCAGATGCAGAGAGAAGAAAATGTTGGGATGTAGAAATAAGGAAGTTTTTGATAGAAAGAAAATTGCCTTATGAAGTGATACCAAACGATACCCCTTTTAACCGATTGAAGTTTATCAAAAGTGTTTTGAATACACGAATAAACTTAGGTTAAATGTAGGGTTAAGGATTGTAAAAACATACAATAATTGCATACAAAAGTTGTATGTTTGTCTGTGAAAACGAAAAGAAGAAAAATACGATGGATCGACTTTTAAATGAGTTGGAAGAATATCTTTCTTCCAATACTATACAACACTCTCTCGATAAGGAAAATTACACTGTTTCCTTTGAGGGGAAATCATACGAAGTTTTTGAACCTAACGAAGATGGATATTTCTTTTCAGAGGATTTTCGTTGGGATTGTGAACGCACCGAAGAAGATGGTTACATCTTTCGTCTTGGTGGTGTATGGTACACATTGGACAAAGGGAAGGAAAACGAGCCTAAACTTAATCGGGTAAAATGGAGAGGACAAAGTGAAATGGCAGGTCTTTCTACTAATTTCTTGGGAGTACATGGATCGTTTGAACTTTTGAATGGTACAGGGTTATACCCGGATTGGGCAAAGAAAGCCAAATTCTTAGGAATAGAAAGATTGGGGATTGTTGAAAAAGCAACTTTGGCAGGTGCACTCAAATTTCAAAACGCTTGCAAGGCAGAAGGAATCATCCCTGTGTTTGGTCTGGAAGTCCCAGTAAAGGATGAAAAGAAGGATATCGTCTATACTTACAAAATCTACACAAAGAATGAAAAAGGCTGGCAGCATTTACTTGCATTAAACAAGGTTTTGAATTGTGACGATAGTGGAAAGTTTGTTTCCCCCAAAGACATGTCGGAACACGTTTCAGATGTGTATATCGTATTTGACCCGAAAACGATACAGTTTGAAGATGTCCCTATTCTTTTAAGAAGCAAACCTAATGTGTTTTGGCAGGTTGATACTGTGGAATACACAAAAAATGATAGGGACACTTCCTACTTGATGAACTTTGAAAAGTTCTATAAGTCCAAAATGAAGCCCGTAGCCATTTTTGATGCTTACTACATTGAGCCGGAATACGCTATACTTCGGGAAGTCGTAAATAAGATTGACGGGAAAGTAAACTACAAATCCGGTAATCAATATTTCAAAGATGAAGCGACTTATATGGAAGAACTTCTTTCTTTATTTGGGGATAGTGAAAAGGGAGAGGAATTTTATATGATAGCAAGAAGCAATGCTGATATGATTGCAGAAAGTTGCAACTTTGAAATTCCTACTGACAGTCGACATCTTCCCCGTTATGAAATGACGAAGGAAGAAAAGAAAAAGTACGCTTCCAATGAAGATATGTTTGATTCTTTGATTTATGAAGGATTGGAGAACAAACCGGAGCTTTTGGAAGATTACTCGGAGGATGTGCTTGTAGAAAGAATAGAAAGAGAATCAGATGTAATCAAATACGGACAGGTTGTTGATTACTTTTTGATTTTGCGTGATATTGTCAATTGGTGCAAAAAGAATAATATCTTGTTAGGTGGTGGTCGTGGAAGTTCCAGTGGCTCTTTGATTTCTTATCTGTTTGGATTGGTAAATACAAACCCATTGCACTTTGGTTTGATTTTTGAAAGGTTTTTGAATAAAGGTAGGGTTTTATCCAGCCTTCCAGATATTGATACAGATGTGCCGGGAGAATACCGACCGGCAGTAAAACAATACATGGAAAATCGTTTTGGAGCTTCGCAAGTTTGTTCTGTAGGCACGTACACTACTTTACAGATAAAACAGGCTATAAATGATGTAGGAAAGATTTATGGAGCTTCAGTTCCTACTCTTAGGAGGCTTACTGAAATGATAGAAGATGTAAAGACGGAAGAAGATTTTTTGAAACTTGCTTGTAAGAGATCAGAAATAAATCAATTTCTGAATAAATATCCAGAAATGATGAATATTGTTTTCCTTCTTTTAGGTCAGCAAAAAGCAGCTTCTATTCATGCTTGCGCTATGATGATCTTTCCAAAAGAAAAGTCAATGTACGAATGGTGTCCGGTTAGAAAATCGGGTGATTTGATTATCAGTGAATGGGAAGGTGGAGAAATGGATGAAGCCGGTTTTTTGAAAGAAGATATTCTTGGTATTGAGCAATTGGATAAATTCACTGATATTCTGAATCTGATTGAAAAGAATACGGGTAGGAAAATCAATCTCTATTCAGATATTGAGTATGACGATCCAGAGGTTTACAGGTATTTTGCAAATGGTTGGCTTAGTGACATATTCCAGTTTTCAGCAAAAGGATTATCCACCTATACACAAAAATTGAAGCCCAAAAACATGGATGATGTGGTGGCAGCACTTTCCTTGTTCCGACCGGGGCCAATGGAAAATGGTTTTCACATGGACTACATTGCTTTGAAAAATGGAGAAAAAGAACCGGAATATCCTATTGGAGCGGAAGAAATTCTGAAAAATACTTATTCTGTGATGTGTGTTTCTTCTGAAATGGATGTGAAAACATCCAAAGGAGTAAAAAAAATAAAAGATATCTGTGTTGGCGAATATGTTCAAACCGAAGATGGTTCTTATCAAAAAGTTTTGGACAAATTTAATAATGGTATAAAAAACACTATTAAAATAGTAACTTCGTTTGGCGGAGAATTAAGAGTAACAGCAGATCATAAAATTTTAACTTCTGATGGATGGAAAGAAGCATCTAATCTAAAGAGAGGGGACTTCATTAAGGCTTATTGGATGCAAGATCAAATTCCTGTTGAAGAAGAAAACGAAGATTCTTTAAAGAATTGGATGATAGGGTTCTTTATCGCAGAAGGAAGATGTAGTAGCACTCCTTATTTTACAGTTGGAAGTATAGAGGTGGTACAATTTTTAAAATCAGTGATCGAAAAAGTTTTACCTTTTTGTTTTGTTAATGTAACAAAGCACGAAAGAATAACTGAAAATAATGTTCTTGCCTGCTCTTGGAGAGTATATGTAAAAGGAAGTAAGGGGAAAGAAAATGGATATTTTTCGTCCGGTTTTGTAAAAAACCCTTTGATAGCTTTGTTGAAAGAAGAAGGTTTGTGGGGCAAAAATTGTTACAACAAAGAATTACCAACTTCCTGTACAATTGACACATTGAGCGGTATATTGGAAGGAGATGGGGGATTGTCAAGCTCTACTCTTAATATGTGTAACGATAAATTAGTAAGACAAATCTATTATAAACTTCAATCTTATGGTATTTATTGTCATATTTCCCACAGACGAGACGGATATCCTTGTTTGAATTGGAGTGATGTTCAAAATAAATTAAGATTTAGGTTTAAATCTTCTACTCATATGAATTATTTGGGTAAAAGAGGTTTTCAAATTCCATCTAATCAATTTTTGAAAATACCAAAAGATAGGGTTGAAAATTATTGCAATTGGGAAAATTTGAATAAATCTTTGCGTCATACCAAAGCTATAAAAGCAGGAAATGTTTATAAAAATAACATTGAAGACCTTGTAAAACATTTGTTTTGGGGAAAGGTTTTGAATGTTAAAAATTATGGCGAAGAAGAAGTGTATGATTTGAAAGTAGAAAACAATCATAGTTTTGTGTGCGAAGGTTTGGTTGTTCATAACTGCTACCAAGAACAGATTATGAACATTTGCAATCAACTTGCTGACTTTGACTTAGTTACATGTGATAAAGTAAGAAAATCATTAGGTAAGAAAAAGTTAGATGTTTTACTTCCATTAAAAACTAAATTTATTGAAGGATATGTTGGTAAATTTGGAAGCAAAGGGGTAACAGAAAAGAATGCTGAAATTCTTTGGGAACAGATGGAGGAATTTGCTAAGTATTCGTTCAATAAGTGTGTGAGTTTCAGGACTTTAGTGTATGTTGTTGGATTTGGGGAAATAACAGTTGAAAGATTGTTTCATGTTTTTTACAATCAAGAATGCAACTCTTTTATGGCAAAAAGTATGAAACAAAATGGTTCGTTGTATTTTTCCAAAATAAAAGACGTTAGGTATTCCGGCAACAGACCTGTATATGAAATTTCTCTTGTTGATGGGAAGAAGATAAGAACAACAGGAAACCATAAATTCCCTACAACAGAAGGGAAGGTATATGCAGAGTTTCTTATGGGAAAAACTTTGTTTGTTGCTAATGATAGCTCCAATGCGCAAATGGCAAATGTTATTTCTGTAAGATTTGTAGGCAATGAAGATGTGTATGACATTGAAATGGAAGATGAAAATCACAATTTTGTTGCAAATGGAATTGTAACCTGTAACAGTCATGCTGCTGCATACGCCATTAATGCTTACAATTCTTTATGGCTGAAAGTGCATTATCCTTTGGAATTTTGGTCGGTTGCTTTGTCCCGTGCAAGTGAAGATGACTTTCCTCAATACGTCAATGAAATGCAGCAGACAGAAGGGATCGAAATCAAACCTGTAAATATCAATAAGTCTGATATAAACATTGTGGCTGACAAAAAAGATAATAGTATCTATTGGGCGATCAATGCAACAAAACAAGTAGGAGAAAAGGCACAGAATCAGATTATGGAAGAACGCTCTAAAAATGGAGAGTATTTTTCTTTGGCTGAATTTATTGATCGTCATACATTCAAGGGATCGGCAGTGAATAAATCTGTTATTGAAAACCTTATCTATTCCGGTGCGTTCGATATGATGGATGAAACAAGGGGATTTTCCAATATCTTTTCTGCAAGGGAGTTCATGCTTGGAAAGTACCGGGAAAAGAACAAGATCAAAATTGACAAGGAAAAGGATGAATATTTTCTTGCTTTTGAAAAGAAAAAGATTGCAAAGGATTGGTGGTGGCTTTTACAACAAAAGAACAAGTCCGGTTTTGCTTTCTTTGACTACGAAGGATTGGTAAGGGAATACCTAAAACCAAAAGTTAGAAACGGGGTTTTCTATAATGTGGAAGACTTGCAGAACTATGACGGGTCAACCTATGAAATGGTTATGGTAGGCGGTTACGTTTTGGAAGTGGAAGAAAGAGAAGGAAAGAAAGGGCGATTTGCCAATCTTTTGCTTGAAAGCAATTACAAATTCCTTCGTGTGGTTATTTTCCCGGACGATTATGAGGAAAATGCAGAGTTCTTTCAGTCCACAAAGAAAAACCTTCTCCTACTAAGCGGAAAGGCTAATTTTGACAAGTTCAAGGAAGAGTATGTATTGCAAGTAAACAGTAACAGTAAATTCATAAAACTTGGGGTATGAAACTGGTAAGAAATATAGGAGATAAAGCGATAGTTTTGCTCTCCAATGATTTGAAAAACGAATTGGACATGGATGCGGTGACTTCCATAGACCATGCAAATTTGTATGGGGAAATCGCCACTTGTTCCGTCCTGTTGAACAAAGTAGGGCTTCTTAGAGCACAAGCAGAATCAGAGTATGAATCTGCAAAAGTGGAATTTAATGTCTATAAAGCACAACTTGCTACACAGATAAGACGTGAATCTATTGTAAACGGTGGAAAGGTTAAAGTGGAAGACATAGGACTTGTGAAACTTACGGAAAGTTCTTTGGATGATATTTTGACAATCAATCCAGAGCTACATGCCATGCAAAAGGATTTGGTCAAAAAGAAAAAGCATTTGGCAGAAATAGACAGTCTCTATTGGGCGTTGCAGTCAAAGGACAAAAAGTTGACGGGACTTGTCCCGAAGGTAACACCGGAAGAATTTCTGGACAATTTGGTAGAAGGTGAAATCAATACATTTTTAATCATAAAAGAGAAAGAATAATATGGAAATCAAACTAACGGAAGAGTTTAAAATCGTTCAATGTACGAATGCACCATTTCTATGGGATTTGTACAGAATCAGAACAGCAAAGGAAACGGGCAAGCAGTATGAAACGGCAGAAGCCTATGGTATAGACTTAAAAGGAATTGCCGAAAGAGTACCCTATTTTGAGACAGAAGACAAGGCAAATAAACCTGTTTCTTTTAAAGAATTTGTGGGTATGTTTGAAAAAGAACAAAAGCAGATTATTGAAGCGTTTTTAAAACAGGTAAAAGAGAAATAACGATTTATTTATCAATCAATTAAATTAAAAAGAATTATGAAATTTGACAAATCGAAATTCAAGAAGCAATCAATTGAAGATGTAGAAGCAGAAGTAAAACAGGCTGAAAAGACAATGTACAAAGGTAGTAAGAGCTATACAGGCTTTGCTACTGTTCAGAAAGGAAAGAACGTATTTCGTGTCGTTCCAGCAATGGGAAAGGCTTATGTAGCTTGTAAGATGTCCAAATTGCGTGTAGAAGTTCCTACTTATGATGCGAACGGTAAGGTGACCGGCAAAGAGGTAAAAGACAAGAATGTTTTCTGCGCCGACATTCACGGAAAGAATCTTTTGAAAGGGAAAGACCCTATTGTCCTGTATTGCGACTATGTGAGAAAAAAGGCTTCCGAAGAATACCAGGACGATACAGAACGCAGAAAATTCCTTAACCCTATTATGGGGTACAAAAAAGGAAACAAGTTCGTATGGGGTATCAACCCGTCTTTGGCGTATGTTTGCTATGTGTACCAAGGGACAAAAGACTTTGCCCGTTTGCAATTGTATGGAACATGGATGAACCGCATAAAGGAAATCTCGGTTGAAATGTCGGACGATGAAACGGTTTCTTTCGATATTTTCTCTCAATTGGAAGGAGCATACCCGCTTGTGATCACAATGGGGGAAGATGATAAAGGAAAGAAAACCTACTCTTTGTCTGCCGGTATTCCGAAAAAAGGACAAACTTGGGATGAGTTCTTTGAAGAAACTGTTATTCCTGATGAAGATATGGAGTATTTCTTGAATGAAGTTCCTACGCTGGAAGAAATCTACAAGGATGTTTATTCACAGAAAGATTTCAATATGGCTCTTGACGGGTTGAAGCGTTTTGACGAAGAAAACGGATACGATATTTTTGCTGATGATGGCTTCCTTACTGAAATAGAGGAGATGGCTGCATTGATCCCGGAAGAGGGTAGCAAAGACGATGAGGGGGAAGATGAAGCTCCCAAAAAGACAAAATCCACTTCTAAGTCAAAGAAAGCGGAAGAACCGGAAAACGAAGATGAGGAAGAAGAAAAATCTGCTCCGAGAAAGAAAGCTCCGGCAAGTGCACCGGCAAAAGAAAAAGCAGCAAAAGTCGCTTCTTACCCTCCCCTTTCAAAGATGAAAAAGTTCTTGGAAGACTATATTGGAGAAGAGTACCCGGAAGCTGAATTGCCGGACGATCTGACAATAGCAGAGGTTCGTTCTTGGTATGATTTGGCACAAGCTGGAGAGGCACTTCCTTTCCCGGAAGAAGATGAAACTTCCACAGAAACGGCATCTGAACCGGAATCGGACGATGAACCGGAAAATGAGGAAGAACCCAAAGAAGAATCTCCTATTGACGAAGATGCTACGGACAAGGACGAAGAACTTCTAAAGGCTAAAGCAAGATTGCAAGAGCTGAAAGCCAGAATGAAAAAGAAATAATTTCTTCTTTTTTTTAGTTTTCATATTTTTCTAATTTGGTTTGGGGACTTGAAATACAGTCCCCTTCCTTTCTAACAAAACAACAAATGAGCAAAAAATATTTAGCTATAATCTCAACCGACCATCATCTGTCAGAGGGAAATGCTTCTACCATAAAAGATATTTTGCTGGAAGAAATGGAAATAGCCGGTAAAAAGGGTATTAAAACCCATATCTGGCTGGGTGATGTTTTTGACAACAGGGTATCTCAAAGGGAAGTGTGTCTTTCTACACTTCACGAAATATTGGAAGCGTATGACGAAAACGGACATCAAATAATTTGTATTCCCGGTAATCATGACAAAACATCCTATTCAAGTCAAAAGTCATTTCTTACAGCCTTTAAGTATCATCCTTCTTTTACTTTGGTGGAAGAATTGGACGGTATGCAGATAGAAGGGGTTTATTGTTTTTTTCTGCCGTTTTTCACTGACGATATTCTGCTTGATGAATTGGCGGAAATCGGGGACAAGAGAAAGAAGAATATCCTATTTGGGCATTTTGCTGTAACCGGTAGCAAGAACATGGACGGTACAGAAGTAAAAAGCGAACTAAAGCCTTCCATGTTCGAGATGTTTAAAAAAGTGTATTTGGGACACTATCATAATTACCAACGTGTAGGCAGTAACATTTACCATTTGGGAAGTGTTCAACAGAACAATTTTGGGGAAGATGAAAAGAAGGGTTTTTGGCTTCTGGATTCTGATTTGGAAGTCGATCTTATCCCTTCCACAAAAGGAACAGTATTCAAAAAACTGGAAATTGACTTAGAAGAAACACCACACAAGCAAGCGGTGGCACTTATTAACAAGTTCAAGAAAGAAAACCCTACCGCTCGTGTAAGGGTAAAGGTTTGGGGAGAACAATCTTCACTTGATGCTTTTGATAAAGATGCTTTTACAAAAGAAGGTGTGGACATCAAAAAGAAATTCAAGGAAATAGAAATAAAGGAAGTCCTTGCTCCTACCGTAGAGGTAAAGACTTTGGAGAAAAAGGATATAGAAGACAGATTTTCGTCTTTCTGCAAAGAAAACGGATATGATGAAAAAGAAGGAAAGGAAATTTTAAACAAACTGCTTTATGGCGAAGAAAAAGGAAACTAAAAAGATAGAAGAAGCTCTTGTTGTGACAGACGAGCAACCTGTAGAAGAAAAGAAACCCAATCGTTTAGGTGATCTTATTTCAAGAATAGAAGATCGTTTTGGCAAGGATGCTGTGGCAGGGAAAAGGCAGGACATTGAATTTGTTCATTCCGGTTCTTACCTACTGGACGAAATACTTGGTGGAGGATGGGCAAAAGGTCGTGTTGTGGAAGCCTACGGAGGCTTTTCTTCCGGTAAGACAAGTATTGCTTTCCATTTGGCAACGGAAGTGCAGAAAACAGGAAAAGCGGTAGGATATCTTGACACGGAAAACGCTGTTGATCCAAAATACATGCAGGCGATAGGAATTGATTTGTCCCCCGACAAGTTTATCCTTTCCCAGCCTTCTACCGCAGAAGAAGTGCTTGAAATAGCAAAGGAAATGTGCAATGAACCTTCTATCGGATTGGTGGTGATTGATTCTATTGCAGGGCTGGTTCCTACTGCTCTTTTGAATGGAGAGGCAGGGGACGCACATATAGGACTTACAGCTCGCCTTTTAAGTTCCCAAGTAAATATCCTAAAGAACATCTGTAAGCAGACCGGATGTATCCTTTTTTGCATCAATCAAATCCGGTCTAACATAGGCGGATACGGCGCGGCCACCACAACGCCGGGAGGTTTTGCCATTCCTTTTTATGCAAGTCAGAGGATCGAGCTTGCTCGTGTGGGTTCTGAAAAAGAAGGAGAAACACAAGTTTCCAACAAGGTGAAGATAACCTGTAAGAAAAACAAGGTTGCACCGCCTTTTAAAGCATGTCAAATCATTATCCGGTTCGGGGTAGGGATTGACAAGGTGATGGAAATTGTGAACATGGGACTTGATTTGGGTGTACTTTCCAAAAAGGGGACTTACATCTATTATGGTGAAGAAAAGATAGGGTTCGGTTTCCCGAAAACAAGAAAACGTCTTTTGGAAGATGCAAAGCTGTTTGGGAAAATCAAGAAGGATGTTCTTGATACGTTCAGAAAGAAAGAAACAACATTTGAAAACAAGGAAGAAGAAAATGAAGCCGATTAGAATTGAAGCAACAAATTTCGTGTCATTCGAACACTTTAAATACGAATTTCAAGATGGGGTAACTGCACTTGTAGGGTTAAATAAAACAGACGACAATCAAGGAAGTAATGGTAGCGGGAAAGCCTTAACAATGGATGCAGACATCCTTACTCCTAATGGGTTTGTAAAAATGAGAGAAATAAAGGTAGGAGATGTTATCCTTCATCCTTCCGGTGGGTATCAAGTAGTAAGAGCAATCCCTTTTCATGACATTGATGTTGCTTATAAGATTACGTTTTCTGACGGGACGGAAGTCAAATGCAACAGAAGTCATTTATGGAAAGTACGTTTGCATAAAGACGAAGACTGGCATGTGATCCCGCTTGAAGAAATCATGAAAAGATCGAAAAACGAAGAAGTCTTTTTTGAAGTGCCGGAATGTTTGGGTAAATCTTCCCGGAAGATGATCGTTTTTACTTGTTTGGGCGCGGAAGAACAACAGTGCATAACTGTTTCCGGTGAAGACGGCATGTTTGTCACAAACAACTACATTCCTACCCATAATTCATCCATGCAGCAAGCTGTCTATTTTGCCATTACCGGGAACAATTACCGAAGCAGTGTGGATAAAAAGCTCATTAGAAGAGGTGAGAAGGAAGCAAGAGTTTCTTTAGATATAGAGTGTCCAATAAGAAAAGAAACTCTCTCTATCGAGCGTATTTTGCCCTTAAAAGGAAGCAGTAAACTAAATGTGTCTTTGAACGGTAAACCGGTAGAACTTGCTACCGTAAAAGACGGGAACAACTATATCCTTTCTTGGATTGCCATTTCACCGGAAGATTTAAAAAGCTATTTCCTTATCTGCAAGGAATACTACAAATCGTTCTTTAAAAGCTCCAATACAGATAAATTGGCTCTTATCAGCCGGTTTATCAATTACGACTTTTTGGATGGAGCAAAAGACATCATTCAAAAAGAACTGGACACTTTATCTTCTCAAAAACTTGCTATTCAAAGTAAAAGGGATCGTGCAGAAGGCAGTGTGGACGCACTAAAACAGGTAATAGAAGATGCTGCCAATTTTGACTTTGAAGCCGACAAACTATTTCGTATCGAAAAAAGAGAAGGTATGATAAAGTCTCTGAAAGAAGAAATTGATTCTTTCCGGTATGAAATTAGTCGTGCAGACAAAAGCATAAAAGAAAATAATTCCGCTTTGGAAGAGCTGGAAGACCTTTTGAAAGAGGAAGAAAAGAAGAAAGACTGCCTGCCTTCTACCAAAGAGATACAAGAGACAATCGAATCCGTTAAAAAGGAATTGGGAGAAGCAAAAGCAAATCAGAATGAAGTCTTGGAAATGAAAGAAGAGCTTTCAAAAATCCATGACGATTTGAAAGTGTCCCTTAGAAAAGTCCTTGTAAACTTATCCGGTGCAATTACTTGTCCAAAATGTAAGCACAAATTCCTTACATTGAAAGACACTACGCTGGAGCAGGAGGAAAAGAAGAAAGTGAAAATCGGAAAACAGGAGAAAGAAGTTGTTTCCGAGATGGAGACTTTGGACGAATCTTTGAAAGAATACGAAGACCTTATTTCTTCTTTCATCCAAATAAAAAACGAGCAAGAGGATGAAATAGACAAGATTCGTCAGTCGGCACAGGAAATCAATACATCTATTTACAAGATCAATGATGATATTGAAAGTATCAAAAGCACTATTTCTTCTTTGGAAAGGAAAAAGAAAACCTTGTCTGAAAAGATTGAATCCAATATGTCCGATATCAAAGACAATGAAAAGCAGATAAAGGAAATCAAGAAAGAAAAAGCTACGAAAGTGGATGTGTCTTCACAAGAAAAACAAATAGAGGACACTATGCTTTCGATTGCTGGATATGACAAGGAGCTTTCCGATTTGGACGCACTTCTATTCAAGAAAAAAGAATGGATCGGCAGATTTAAGTCTTTCAAGATGTACCTTGCATTGGAACAGTTGGAAAATATCCAATCGAGAGCTAATAACATTCTGAAAGCGGAAAACAGCGACCTTCGTATCTTAATAGAAGGATTTAAGACAAAAGCGGACGGGGACATCAAAGAAGAAATAACACCGTATGTCGTCCGGGACGAAGCGGAAAACTTTTGGTACTACAGCGGTGGAGAACGCGCAAGGGTGGAAATAGCCCTTATCATTGCTATCCAGAATATGATAAACGAAACAAACAAATGGGGAGGACTGCAATTCCTATCCATTGATGAAATCACGGAAGGGCTGTCGAAAGAAAGCCTGTATGATGTGATCGAAGCGTTGGAGTTTATCCAATATCCTATTTTGGTTACCACCCATATTTCGAATGAAAACGCTTCATGCAAAACGCTTAAAATAGTAAAGGAGAACGGCGTAAGCCGTATTGAACAATGAGTAAGGAAACAGAATTGAAATTTTATATTGGAATAGATAATGGTGTGACCGGCTCGATTGGAATAGATCTTACCTACTACAACATGGTAAAAACACCTGTTATTTCCGGTCAGGATTACACAAAAGCAAAGAAAAACATCTCTCGTGTGGATGTAAAAGTATTGGCAGAAATTATTGCAGATTTACAGGAACACGCACCATGCGTTGCGATTGTTGAACGTCCCATGAAGAATCCTGCACGCTTTGAGGCAACTTGTTCTGCCATGCGTGCGTTGGAAGCAGAGCTGACTGTATTGGAGCTTTACCAAGTACCGTATATTTTTGTGGATTCCAAGGAATGGCAAAGAGAGCTACTGCCAAAGGGAATTACAGGCGCACCGGAGCTTAAAAAGGCTTCTTTGGATATAGGGAAAAGGTTGTTCCCGGAAGTGCTTCTAAAACACCCGGACAGGGATGGTATTCTGATTGCCGAATATGCAAGACGGAAAGGTCTGATTTAGAAATCTGACAATTTCAAGACAAAAATGTACAAAAATGCTTGGTGATGTAATAATATACTGTTACATTTGCGTCCGTTATAAGTAACAAACAAAATAATTTCGACTATGGCAAACGGTAAGTATTTGAATATTTTTGTCTTGTCTTTCTTAGACAGACTGGAAAGTATCGAACATGATCTTTCCTACCTCAAAAGCAATGTAAATGATCCTTCAAGGCTGGAAGAAGTAGAAAAGCAACTTTCTCTTTTGAAGGACAAAATCAAACAGATTCAAAATGATAAGAATTTATTGTGATAATGAAAACTGCGAAAGGTTTGGGATAAAATCTCCCATGACAAATGCAAAGTTCGTCTTTCGGTACAATAAACTTGTCCCTTCAAATCTTCCCAAATGTCCGGTATGTGGCATTCAAGTTTCCTATGAAGAAGAAAAGAACGAAACAGTTCCCGATATTTCCATAGGAGAATTTAAAATGGTGTCCACCGAGAACAAAGCGAAGATGTTAAAGAAAAGGGCAAACGACTTTTCAAAGAAAGACGGAAGTGAGGATAGAAAACGCTTCTATCAAGAGAAAACAATTAAGAACGTGTTGAACATAAAATAAATATCAACCATGGAACGTAATTCTTATATAGCTATCAGTCATATGCAACGAATAGAAAAGAAGCCTGTTCTTGCTATTATGTCGGCAGACGGAAAGATGGAAAGAGCCATCCTTTTAGACAACTTCAACGGGAAGACAAGGGACTTTTACCAAAACGAAGCAATTGGAAGGGACATTACAGATATTATTCTAAAAGCCAACCTTTCCAATTATTCGGAAGGAACAATAAGGGGATGGATAAAAGAATGTGATTCCGTCTCTATCAGTTTCGGACATGAGAACTTCGTGATTTACAAAAGCGTATTAAAACCGCATGAACTCGAAGAATAACTGTATCCTAAACAGATTGAGAGATAAGACAATAGAACTTCCCGGAATAGAAGAAGCCACAATCAAAGGTGTGAGGGTGGCAAGGGATTTTAGAAACATTGAGCTGGATGTTATTCGAAATGGAAAACTGAAATCCCTAAGGATAGGAATAACAGGATTTTTGAAATCGGCAATCATAAAAGAAAAGATATGAGAAGAAATTCGGTAATTGCTTTTTGTTTGTTATTTTGTTGTTTTATTGGTTTGGGCGGGTGCAAATCCCGTCCTTCCCAAAAGACAGACTATAACTTTACACTAAAAGATTCCCTATTCTGGGAAAGAGAGCTAACAGATACGCTTGTAAAAATTCCCTATTCAATTGCAAACCTCGTTATCAATCCTCAAAAAATGGAAGATGGGGAAAAGAGGGAAACAAGTAAGGGACAAGCTAATCTTTCAGTTCAAAAGAAAGGTGACACTATTGTTATAGTAGCTTCTTGCGATAGTCTGGAATTGGTTGTAAAAAGCCTCAAAGAAAGGTTGTCTAAAGTAAGCGAAGAAAACGAAAACTTGAAAGAAGAGGTAAAGGCGGCTCCTAATAGATTGCTTTCTTTCATGGGAGGTATAGGGATGGGTGCTTTTACGGTTTTGATTGCATTATTCATATTACTAAAAGTAACGAAAAGAATTTGAGATTATGGCTAAACTATTAGTATCGGACAAAGAACTGATTAGAAATAAATTTGTCCAAAAAGCAGGAAAGAAATTGAGTGATTATTTGGCGAAAATTGGAACACAATTGCAAGATAGAGTGAATGCTATTCTGCCGCCAGAAATAGAATCTATTGTAGATAGATATCCGTCCATGCAGCCACTTTTGTTTTACAGAAGTATTTCCATAAACGATCTTCTAAAATAAAGGGTGTCTGTATCTATGAAACCATTCCTTTTGATGGAATAGGGATGCCCAAAATGTTTTATAATGAATACATGGACGATTTAAAACGCTATTTCGAAAAAGATATTTTGGAATGGAGCAAGAAAGCGTATGAGCTTAAAAAGCTGGAAAACGAAACCAGAAACAGAGTTGCTTGTGCTCTCGACCATATCAACACAGAAAAGCAATTACAAGACAACTTCCCGGAAGCCTATGAGATTTTGATAGAAATCAAGGACAAACAAAAAGAAGAAAGCAAGTGTGATTCTATAGAAAATACCAGAGCATTCCTTTCATCCTTAAACAAATAAAATCATGACACAGAAACAAAAAGAACTGGAAGGCAAAATCATAGAAGCCAACCAAAAATACAGAGAAGGTGCTCCTATGATGAGCGATAAGGAGTATGATCTTTTGATTGATCAATTGAAAAAGGAATATCCTGATAGCGAAATCCTGACAAAGCCTATCATTGAAGAAAACAAAAAAGGTGACCGGATGGAAAAGTTGCCATATCCTATGTTTTCTTTGGAAAAGGTAAAAACAATCAGTGAGATCAGAAGATGGGTCAAAGATGTATGGGAACTTCACCCAAATGACAAAATTGTCATTACACCTAAATATGACGGCATTTCCCTTTTGGTGGACGAATCGACAAATGAATGCTGGACAAGAGGTGACGGAGTAGAAGGACAAAGAAGTGACCGGCATTACGAATATGTCAATCATGGCAACCCTATGGGAAAGAAATCTTGCTTTACTTTTGGTGAAGCCATTATTCCTGTCGGTATGTTTTTGAAAAACGTAAAACCTCTTGGTTACAAAAGTGCAAGAAATTCTGTGGCAGGAGCTTTCAATGCAGATGAAATGAATCCGCAGGTTTTAGGGAACACCGCTTATATCCGATACGGTATCATGGACTTGGATAGGGACAAATCTTTGCAACTTGCAGAGCTTTACAATACCTATGAACCGTATGCTACGCAGTATTGGGTGACTTCTGCTTCTATTTTCGATGACGAAAAATCCGCTTTTGATTACTTGAATGAACTGTTTGAGCTTACCAAAAATTTCAAATGTGACGGTCTTGTAATTGAAGTGGATAACAAGAATATTCGTAATGTTTTGGGTAGACTTCCTAATGGAAATCCGCGTTATGCTATTGCTTACAAAAATCCCGACTGGCAAGAAAGATACACAACCAAAGTTACTTCTATTGAATGGGGTATTTCAAAAGATGGCAAAAGTAAGCCTGTAATTGTTTTTGAACCGGTTGAATTTGATGGTGCTACGGTTACACGCTGTACCGGTTACAATGCAAAATACATTACTGATAACCATATTTGCCCTAATGCTTATATAGTGGTCACAAGAAGTGGAGATGTTATTCCCAAACACTTGGAAACGTTAAAATACAGTATTGAGTGCTTTGAGGGGATGTGTGACAGCATGATGTTCTGTCCTTCTTGTGGAGAACCTTTGAAATGGGATGCAACCCTAACCGACCTTGTTTGTTTAAATCCTAATTGTGATGAAAAAGCGATAAAGCAACTTGTCTATTTCTTTGCTACATTGGGTACGGAAGAAATGCAGGAAGCAACTGTAAGAAAACTCTATAAAGGTGGACTTTTCTCTATCGAGGACATCATAAACGTAACAAAAGAGGAACTTGAAAAGATCGAAGGAATAGGTAAAAGCCTTTCCAAAAAACTGCGAAAGCAATTTGATTCCTATGTAGACGATGGAGTTCCTTTTGCAAGAGTTCTGACTGCTTACAATGTGTTCGGTGGTGTAATAGGAGAAAAGACTTGCCAGATGATTTTCAACAGCCTCACCAAAGACCAGATAGACTATATGTTTGAAAACGAGGAAGTTCCTATGAAAGACTTGCTTTCTATTGATGGTATTGCCGAGACTACTGCAAAATCTTTCAATGACGGACTAAAGACATTCTTTGAACTTTGCAGTGGTACACCTGTTTCTATTTCTTTTATCCAAGAAGAAACGGTGGAAAACGACAATCCCGAATCAGTTTGCTTTACAGGATTCAGAAATAAACAGTGGGAAGAACGTCTTGCAAAAGAAGGACACAAAGTTGTTTCTGGTGTATCTAAAAACACTACAATCCTTGTAACAAAAGACAAGGAAAGTTCTTCGTCCAAAGTAAAGAAAGCAAAGGATTTGAACATTCCTATTTTGACACCGGAAGAATTTGAAATCAGAATAGGATGGAAAGAGATATAGAAGACTGGATCAATGACTTTGAGGATGAAGAAACTTATGATCCTAATGAAGATGATCAATTTGAGTAGTTTAATTTGACATAAAAACGAATGAATAAGATTTACAGGGAGGTAACTTTCAACTTCATGAAAGTATTGAATAAAGCCGGGTTTAGAACAAATGCCAGAAGTTTTATTTCCATGCGGTCTGTAGACAAAATTATCTCCCTACTCTTTGAAGTCATATTTGACAAATTGGAAAAAGACGGAAAAGTTAATATCAAGAATTTCTGTATCATAAAGAAAATAAAGTGTAAGAATGACAAGTATTATTTTGAATTTATAGACAATAGAAAGAAATGAACACTAATTTTGAAACAAAATTTGGAGGTGGTAAATCGGCAACAGTAGAATGGTACACACCACCTTACATTTTAGAAGCGTTAGGAAATGATTTTGATCTTGATCCTTGTGCTCCTAAAAAAGATTGGTACACTGCAAAGAAATGCTTTACCAAAGAAGATGATGGGCTTGTGCAGGATTGGAAAGGGTTTGTATTTCTTAATCCACCTTACTCAAATCCTACGATAAAACTATTTATGAAAAAATTATCAGAACACAATAATGGAATAGCTCTTATTTATGCACGAGTAGGAAATACAATGTTTCATGAATTTATATGGAATAAAGCTACTTCTATTTATTTTTTAAGGAAAAGAATCAGATTTATTGATGAACATGGGAAAGAAGGTGGAAGTCCAGGAACAGATAGTTGCTTCGTTGCTTATGGAGACAAAGCTGACAATATTCTTAAAAATTTATCGTTACCGGGTAAATACATAAAGTTAAATCAATGATGTACTATTACAAGGAAAAGGATTATTGGTATTTTGCCGGATTGGACAAGGAATCTTTGATTAGACTTAAACTTATTTCTTCTTACAAAAGAAATATTGCTAATAAAGAATTATATGTTAAATCTGATCCCGCAAAAGAAATTCTGCTCAAAGAATTTGTATCGGATTGTGGAATAGAAGAAGTCGATCCTCTTTCTATTGTCCGTACAGGTTGCAAAGCTGAAATAAAGCCTTTTGAGGAACTTTTATCAAGAAAGGATATAGAACTATTGGTAGACGGACTTTCTCTCTTAAAAAAGCCGAGAAACTATCAAATGGACTATCTTTACTATGCTATCAATCACGGAAATCATGTAAATGGTTCTTCGGTTGGAACAGGCAAAAGTCTTTCGTCCATTTTCTATGCAGAAATTCTTGATCTTTTCCCTTGTATGGTTGTATGTCCGGCTTCTGTAAAATCCGGTTGGCTAAGAGAGTGGAAAGAAGCAAATCCAAATAGACAGGTATCTGTTATTTCCACCACTTCGCCAGCCGAAGATTTTGATGCTGATGTCCTTGTGATCAATTACGATATTCTGGGGAAAAGAACGGAGAAGAACGGTAAGACCTCTATCGAAGTAAGGCTGGACGGGATGAAGAAAAAGAAATTTTCACTTGTCGTAGCTGACGAAATTCATTTTCTGAAAAACAGGAAATCCATACGGAGCAAGACGTTTAAGAAGTTAGCAGGGAAATCTTCTGCTATCATAGGATTAACCGGTACGCTTATCATGAACCGTCCGGCAGAACTTTTGAACATACTTGCGCTTATAGGAAGGTTGAAAGAGATTGCGCCGGATGATCCTTACCACCACTATTTCTTTGAAAGGTATTGCAACATGAAAGAAACTTTTTGGGGAATGGACATGACAGGAGCCTCTAATATCAAGGAACTGAACGATCTTCTCACCAAATGTTGCTATTTCCATGTAAGTAAACGGGATGCTTTAAAAGAACTTCCGCCTGTAACCGAAAACATGATAGAATGCGAGATAACCAACAAGAAGGCTTACAAGTCCGCGGAAGAAGATTTGTTGGAATTTATCTTTAAGCATTTCAAAGATGAGGAAAGGGTAGAAAAGGCGGCAAGGGCAGAGTTTCTGGTAAAGATGAATCTTCTAAAACAACTTTCTTTAGAAGGAAAGGTAAAGGCAATCAAAAAATGGATAGAAGAATGGTTGGAAGCAAACGAAGACGATAAATTGCTTGTATTTGGTTCTCATTCTTCTATTTTGAAAGATATACAGAAATTTTTCAAGAACAGCCTGCTTGTTATAGGTGAGACAACTGGAAAGAAAAGAGAAAAAACATTGTCTGATTTTTCTTCTGACCCTTCCAAAAGACTTTTATTTGCCAATATAGGATGCTTAGGCACTGGAGTGGATGGGCTTCAAAAGGTTTGCTCGAACATGGCTATTTTGGAACTGCCACCTCGTCCAAGCGATCTTGTACAGGTAATAGGAAGATTGGAGAGGAGCGGACAACAAAACCCGGTCACAATTCAATACCTACTTTCTTCTTCTACCATAGACAAAGACTTATGGGAAATGCTGAAAAACAAGAAATCGGTTACCGATATGTTGAACAAGGGTTTTGAGGATGATTCAAGTTTGATGATTTTAAAGAAGTATGGCGAAAAAGCAAAGAAAAGGAAAGGTTCTTGAAGTTTGGACGGACGGCAGTTGCTATGCAAAACACCCTAAAAGATTGGGTGGTTCTGCTGTTTATATCAAATGGAAAGACAAAGAGTATCACATAAGAAAAGGGTTTTCTCATACCACTATAGGCAGAAGGGAAACGGAAGCCGTTCTAATGGCTTTAAAGGCTATTAGAAAGGATTTAAGAGCAACCGTTACCTTCTATATAGACAGCCAATACGTAGCTGATCAATTAAAATACAGATTCGTAGATTGGGTGAAAGAAGACTTGCGTGTAGAGAATCAGGACTTGTGGGACAAAATCTTCATGGAAGTCTTGAAACACGCAAAACTAAGAATAAAGGTCAAATGGATTCCGGGACATAAGAAAGATTACAATGATCCTATTGTTTGTGGAAATTTCATTGCCGACTATTTAGCGGATTACAAAAAATTCAGTAAATATGAAAAAGATCGTCGTGTATAATAAGCTGATCCCTTTCAAGGGATATGTAGCAATGGCCGTTTTTCCTTTTATTTTTGCAAGGAAAGAATATAAACCATTGGCAGAAAGAATAATAAACCATGAATCAATTCATCTAAAACAGCAAATAGAGCTTCTTGTCCTACCTTTCTTTTTGTGGTATGGGATAGAATGGGTTGTAAGATTAATTCAATACAAGAGTTTTAAAGAGGCTTACAGAAACATTTCTTTTGAAAGGGAAGCGTACGATAACGAATGGGACGAAGAATATTTGGATGGCATAAGAGAGCTGTTTGAGTTCCTACACTATCTAAGAAAAGAAGACTAACAGCAATAAAAGCAAACGAAAAGAATTATGGAATGGAGCAAGTATCAATTGGCTATTTTCGATGCTTACGAGAATACCAATAAAAACATAGTAGTAGAAGCTGCACCGGGTAGCGGTAAAACCTTTACACTCAAAGAGTTATGCAACAGAACGCCGGCAGGAACAAGTTGTTTATTTATGGCTTTCAACAAAAGCATTGCAGAAGAGCTAAAAACAAAACTACCTACTACAGTAGAGTGCAACACTTTTCATTCAATGGGGCTTCGTACATTAATGAAAAATTTTCGATTCCGAATGCAGCTTGAAGAAAACAAATGCTTTTCTCTTTGTATGGAATTATTTGATTTTAGAAAAAAGGAGTACAAAGAGAAAATGCGATATTATTTTGCCTTACAAGAATTGTGGGAAAAGATTAGGCTGTCGCTTTGTGAAATCAACGAAAGAAATGTCTCTGCGCTTTGCATTGAATATGATTTGGATTATGAAAATTCAATGATAAATGATCTGAATAAAATCAATGAAAGGTGGAGAAAGGATTGTGCCAAAATACAAGACAACAAATCTTTCAAAATGGACTTTCCAGATATGTTATGGATTCCATATAATTTTGTGGATGAAATGAACTTTCCTAAGTATCAAGTTGTTATGGCAGATGAATGTTTTGTGGGCAAAACTTGCGTTGCAACAAGTAATGGGAAAATGAGGATAGATGAAATTACAAGTAGAATAAACAATGGTGAAATAATTTTAGTTAAATCTTACAATGAACAAGAAAGAAAGTTTGAACTAAAAAAAGTTCTAAACGCAAGCTCAAAAGGACACAGGGAAGTAATGAAAATTACTGTGGCCGGGAAAAGAAAGATAGAGTGTACTTTTAATCATTTGTTCCTTACTGCGCAAGGATGGAAAAGGGCAGATGAATTAAGTATAGGTGAAATTCTGATATCAAGCACTTCGGATCAGCCATATCACAGAAGTTTAAATCAAGACCAAAAAGATTTTGTATTAATAAGTAGCATAGGAGATGGAAGTTTAAAAAAGATATCTTTAAATACTTATAGATGTTCTTTTATACACGGAGAAAAGCAATTGGAATATCTCTTTTGGAAAAGCTGTTTGTTAGGAAGATACGATGATATAGAAATACTTACTGAAAATGGATTTTCCAAAAAAATAGCTTATAGATTTAGCACAAGAGGAATATGTTTTTATCCAGAGGAAATGAATAAAGAGAATATCCTAAAAAGATTGTCATTTAAACAATTGGCGATTTTATATATGGATGATGGCTCCTTCAACGGATCAAGCGTTTATCTGTATAGCTGTGCGACATCCAAAAAACTTATTGGAATCCTTTCTAAAAGAATGACCATCATGGGTATTCAAAATAAAATACGTGAATCAAAATCTTCTTCATCCGGGAAAACCTATTGGTATCTATATGTTAGTGCTTCTTCTTGGCAAATATTTTTTGAAAATATTATACCCTATGTACACCCTTCAATGAAATATAAAATACCAAAAGATTATCAGCATTTTGCCGGATCATATAAATGGGACATGTCTATTCTCAACGAAGGTAATGTTTGTGTAACCAACATTGCAAAAGAAGGAAAAATGGGAGAGGTCTTTGATATAGAAGTGGAAGACAATCATAATTTTATCATTACAAGTGGGCTTACCACAAATATTGATAAAGGTAAAAATGCAAATGACGGTATAGTTGTACACAATTGCCAGGATTTATTCACACTTCAAAAGGAAATTTTACAAAGATACATCAAACCAAGAGGTAGATTTATTGCCGTAGGAGATTCAAAACAGCTTATTTATAATTTCATGGGTTCCGATTTGGACGTATTCAATTCTATAAAAAGAATGTCCAATACCATTTGCCTTCCCCTTTCTGTTACTTACCGGTGCGCAAAGAAAATTGTTGAAAAAGCAAACGAAGTATTTCCTGGTACTGAATGTGTTCCCACAGCAATAGAAGGTGTCATAAGAAGTGGTGATATTTTTGAAGCCGAAAGCGGAGATTTTATTCTTTGCCGGAACAACTATCCATTAGTTGCTACTTTTATTATGCTATTAGAAAAAGGAAAGAAAGCATCCATCATGGGACGGGATTTTGGAGAAAGTCTTTGCCGGCTTTTAGATGGACAGGAACGCTTGGACGACCTATACCTCCTATTAGACGATAAAGTCTCTAAATTAAAAGGAAAAGGTCTGTCTGAAATCGCTATTATCAACAACGCTTCTTATGTGGCATTGAAAGAAAAAGTTTCTATCATTGAAATTCTATACAAGCGTTTCCCTGGTTCTTTTTTAGCTTTGAAACAAAAGATCAAAAACATTTTCTCTGACGATAAAACCGGCATCATTCTTTCTACCATACACAAAAGCAAAGGGTTGGAAGCAAAACGGGTTTTCTTTTTAAATCCTGAATTAATTCCTTCCAAGTTTGCAAAGACACCTAAAGCCTTGTATGCAGAGGATTGCTTGAAGTTCGTTGCTATTACAAGGGCAAAGGAAGAACTGGTTTATTGCTATATAAATACAGAAGAATCGCCTTTATAAGTAACAAACAAAAGAAAGAAAAACTGACAATTTTACGTATTTTAACTATAAAAGAGCGATTATGTAACAGTATAATGTTACATTTGCAACATCAAAAACTAAGAAGATGAAAAAGAATAAATTTTATATCATTGTTCCTCATGAAAATGGGAACATTTCGCTTTTCAATGCAAACAAAATAGAAGGACTGGAATCCTATTTACCTTCTATGGAAGCTGTAAAGACAAACATCGAGCTTCAAATGGCAAAATGGAGAAAGGATCATTCCTACAAACCGCAACCATTAATGTTAGGAGTTCCTTTGGATATATTTTTGAAAGCGAAAGCCATTACAAAAGGCAAATGGAATGAGATACCTTTGAACCAAGGCTGCAATGGCGTACCATCTGTTCTTCTTATCCCTAACAAAAAGGAAGATGGGGAAGAATGACGGAATCACAAAAGATGTCCTTGTTGCTTTAGACAGTGACGCAAGAGCCATGAGATGTGATGAGATATACGAAACCGGACATCTCACCCTTGCAATCACCTTAAAAAATCATTCAGAATTTGGAAGGGAGCTTGCAGAGTGTATCAAAGACGATTACAACCATGTAATGAATTTTACTTTGAATACCGGGGACAGTTTCAAAGCAACAGCAGGACTTCTTGTAATGGATATGTGGGGAAACTGGATGTCTTTGTTGTCGGCAGAAGGGATACCGCTTTTCTCCTATGATTTTTCCGCATGGAGAAAGAAAGCCAAAAAGTTTCTGTACATAGAAAAAGCATCTTTCCTTCCCGACCCGGAAATAACCTACAATTTTAAGATGGAATCACCGTCTAAGAATTTCGTTATCATTCCAAGAGGTAGCGAAGAATGCGATTTTACAAAAGGAATTATTTTACAATCATTAATCTAATGACAGTATGTATTTCGAATCAACTATAAATTACTGGACAGACAATCCAGACGGTTTTAAACCGCCAAGAATACCTGTTAAAAGAACTATTCTTGTCAGGGCTTACACCTATACGGAAGTAGAAGCGATCACTACTGATTGGGGAAGCAAAGAAACAAATGAAGATTTTAGGATTTCTCCTATCAAGGAAACAGACATTATTTCTGTAGTAGGAGAGGGAGAGAAATTTTTCAAAGTCGTTTCCTACTATCCAGAAGCGACCCCTAAAGGAAAAGTAAAAATGCAGAAAGCTGTTTTGATGGTTAAATCCGATTCCGATACGGAAGCCATAGAAAGAACAAAGCTGTATTTTGATTTTCTGCCAGATATTAATGATCTGGTTATTAAATCCGTCACTCTTACAGAAATAGAAACATATATAGAGATAGATTGATATTATGAATGTACTTAGTTTGTTTGACGGAATGTCCTGCGGACAGATAGCGTTAAAAGAATTGAGAATTGAACCCGACATATACTATGCAAGCGAGATAGACAAGTTTGCAATAAAACAAACCCAGCTTAACTTTCCTGATACAATCCAATTAGGAGATGTAAGGAATATAAAGGTAGCTGATTTAGAGAAAATAGATTTGATTTTAGGTGGAAGTCCTTGCTACAATTTATCTATGATTGGTAAAAGAGAAGGTCTTTCTACAAAAGAAAACATTGAAGTCCTTTCTTTGGAGCAATATCTTGACCTAAAAAGCAAAGGAGTTGAGTTTACAGGTCAATCTTATCTGTTTTGGGAATTTGTTCGTATTTTGGAAAAAGCAAAGAAGATAAACCCAAATGTCCTGTTTCTATTGGAAAATGTGGAAATGGGCAAAAGGTGGGAATCGGTATTCGATAAGGCTTTAAATACAAAAGGCGTTCACATAAACTCTGCGTTGGTCTCTGCGCAAAATAGGAAACGTATCTATTGGACAAATATAAACGATGGCAGTATTCCTTTGCCGAAAGACAGAGGTCTTGTCCTAAAGGATGTAATGGAAGAAGTCTTGGAAGACAATCGCTTTCTTTCAGAAAAAGCATTGGCAGGGCTACAACGACATCTTGAAAGAAATAAATCCAATGGAAACGGTTTTGGTGTAGATTGCAGAACAGAAAACCAAAAATCCCAAACATTATGTCTTGGTGGTGTCGGCATGTATGATCTTGTTTATCAAAAAGACAGAATAAGAATGCTTACTCCTGTTGAACGTGCAAGATTGCAAACAATACCGGAATAGTATAAATGGGAATGCAGCGCAACACAACAATGCAGGATGCTTGGAAACGGCTGGACAGTAGATGTAATCGTACATATTTTAAGTCACATGAAAATGAATGAAATAGAATAAAAACAGTTTATATTTTCCATAAATAGTTAAGATTCATTTTGGGAAATCCGGTCTGTGAAGATATGTTTTCCTACTTTTTCACAAGTACAATTTAAAAACAACAAGACATGAGCAGAAAGAAAGAAACAGAGCTTCAAAAGCTCATTAGACATATTAATTCCATAGACCGTCCATTTGAGTTTTACGATGTGTCGAGATGTAATTTATTCTTTAACGGTACACTTAGAAAAACTATTACCTATCTTTACAGGGCAGAATTTATAGAACGGATTGAAAGAGGGCGTTATAAACGCCTTAAAACAATCCCAGAGAATATGACTACTGTAGAGTTAGAGAAAATGGCTTACAAACGATAAAAGACATGGAATTTTCGACAATTTGCATTGTATTACTGGGAATAATAGCAGTTTTTCTATTGGGAACTGTTTTTATCCTTTGGTTAAGAGCAAAGAACTTGGAACACTATTGCATGGCAATAGATTCAAGAATTGATTCCGTAAGGCTTAACTATCTTATCGGTTTTAGAAACCTCTTGATCCAGCAAGAAAGGTTTGAAGATGTGGAATACATAGATGAACTGATCAAAGATGAATATCCCGGTATAAACCTAAAGAAAGTGACGGTAGACGATATGATTAATTTGCTATAAACTTTTTAAAATCAATTAGTTATGGAAATTAAAGTAGATAGAAAATGGAAAAAAGAAAAATATACAATAGGAAGGTTGTATATTGATGGTGAATTTATTTGTAACACCATTGAAGACACCGACAGAGGATTGACACAAAGTATGTCGGAAGAAGAAATAAAATCTAAAAAAATATATGGAAAGACAGCTATTCCTACCGGAAGATATAAAATTCTTATGAATGTGGTCTCCCCTAAATTCAGCCAAAAGGAATTTTATATGAATGTATGTAAAGGGAAAGTTCCAAGACTGGAAGGAATAAAAGGCTTTTCTGGCGTTTTGATTCATTCTGCCGCCACAGCAGACAATGTAGAAGGGTGTATAGGGGTAGGATTTAACACAGAAATAGGGAGACTTACTTCTATCAAAGAAGCGTTTGAAAAAGTATATTCTAAACTTTCTTCTTCAAAAGAAGACATCTGGATTACAATTGAGTAAGAAATATATACCTGTATAATTGTTTATAGTTAATCGAGTTGCAAACCTATCAAAAGAAAGGAGGTGAAAACATGAAATAACAAAATCTATTCTAAATTCCTCTATATAAATAAATCTAAGTTTTTAATAAAGGAGGACGCCGAAAATCCTTAACAGAGTAGGCGTATTAACAATCTCGTTGTTAGTAAATTACGTTAATCAAGAAAGGGCTTTGAACACAATCTGTAAAAATCGGTTCTTAGCCCTTTCGTCTTTAAAAACTAATAGTATGCCTTACGAAAAGAAGAATATTGAAACTCCCAAAAAGAAACCTATGATCATTCCGGTAAAGAATGCTGCTCCTGCTTGGACAAAGACAAAGGTACGGAACATTATGCGTGATTCCAAATATCCCGAACTTCATGGAGAGATGTATCTGGGTTAAGAATAAGCCCGGAAAATAGTTTTTGTATTGGGTATGATCGACCGGTCATATTTTGCTTTCAATCTGAACAAGATTTCCCTTTGAAGGGCTGATTCTTGGTTTTTCAGTTTCAATACTGTTCCCCGGTAGTCCGATACAATCCATTTTCCGTCTTTCTTTTCCAAAAGAGACAAACGCGATCTTATATCCCCATTTACAAACACTTTTATAGATGGGGATATTTTTATTTTCGCGTCCTTTACGTTTATCAGATACTTTTTCAGTTCCGGTAGCATTCTTTTCCTTCCATCACTACCCGCGTCCCCTTCCAAGTATTTTATAAACTTTTCAACTCCTTTTATCTTCCGGTCTATGCTTTCTTCTTTTTCTTCCGACAGAGCTATTTTCAAATTCCGTCTTGTGATAGGTTTTATAATCGTACTTCCCCACAGAAACCCGTTGGAGGGACAAAGCTCATTAAACCTTTCCACTCTTTTTATATAGAGATTTATCTTTCTTTCCTTGTTCGTCATGCCACTTCCTTTCTTATTTAAGTCGTAAAGCCTTTAATCTGTCCTTTACAGAGGCTTTTCTTTCATCATCTATGTAAGTAGCCTCCTGTACTTCATAAGGCGTCATTTCGTCCAGGAACTTCTGGTTTTGCTTTTCCAGCTCTTCCCAATTGGCTGCACGTATCAGATCGCCAGGAAGCATAATCTTTTCCCTACCCAGAATTGTTTTATTGAAGCCGTTGAAGTCCTTGTAGTAACTTGTTGCAAGCTGATGCACCAATACAGTAGGGTCAAGACCTGATTTTGCAGCAACGAGACCTATTATAATAGAATTGATTGGAAGTGTACGGAACACACGAGAAACGTTTTCTTGTCCGTGTAAGGTGGCGACAATATCAATTTTCCCGTCTACAGTCAGCTTTAGTTCATTTCCCTTTACTTCTTTCCGGGCTTGCTCCAGCATGTTTCTTATTTCCCGCTCGAATATCAATGCCTTTTCTTCCTTTTCTTCTGCAAGGTATTTTTGATACCGGTGCTGTAGGTCTATTATGATAGTGTTTATGATCTGTAGCCGTCCAGCTTCCGTTGCTACCTTATATTGGTTGGATGAAGCAAGAAATACGGCACGTTTGCTTTCGATTTCCGCTTTCTTTTTGGCGAAGATGGCTTGCAGTTCCTTTTGGGTAAGTTTTATCTTCTTTTCTTCCTTTAGGATTTTCTGGACATCATCAACGCCGTTCATCTCCCCAAACAGTTTCACGATATAGGACATGATCTCCGGCGTGACGGAAGAAAGCATTTCTTTTCGATAAATGTCGTTGAATACCTCTTTGCACCTCTTTATTTCTTCTATGAGAGGTATAACATACATTTCTTTATGTCGTTGTGCTTTCTTTACGTCCGATTCCTTTCCGCCGTGACGAAGGATAAAACCCTTTGCTGAGTAACTTTTCAAATCGGCCGTAATCTCTTCCCCATCCTTACCTTCAAAGACAAAGAAACGGTAAGACGATTCAGAAAGTGCCCTTTCTGCCGTTTCCAAAGCGACAAAAGCGTTTTTTAGCTCACTGGAAGCGGTCTGGATCACTTCTGGAGCTTGTTCTATTATTTCCACAAAGTCCTTTTGGGAAATAGCCGGTAAATCTTTATTAGTAAGCTGTTTCTCCTTCTTCATTGTTCAATTCTTCGATTTGAGATTTGGAAAGCTGTGCACTATTATATTCAAAACATTCTGATTTGTCCACATAAGGACATTCGATTTTGTATCTACAGTTATCGCAAACTATAGAAGGTTTGTCTACAGACTTTTGTAACTTCATTTTGACAAAAATTTAATGGTTGTTTTTATTATGTGACAAAACTACACTAAAGAAAGGACAAAAACAAAAGTCCTTACCTATACATCGCGTACCGGTAAGGACAAAATAATAACATAAACTAATTAAACTACTAAATACCAATTGAATAACTAAACTAATAATATAACAAACATAAAATTTTCTACACATAGCAAAGATATACAAATCTTTTTCTTTGGAAAGGCTAAACACTTTCAAAATATGCAACCTCTTTAAGCTGATACATTTTCAGTCTTTCTCCGTTTTCTATTTTGTAGCCGACATATACCAATTTATAAAGGAACTGATAAAAGTTGCCCGGCAAAAATTTCTTTTTGTTTTTCTTTAGGATATTCTTCACAAAATATCCTTTACAGAAAAAACCTTGTAACTTTTTTGAATCATTCAATAGAAGCACATTCACAATATCTACAGATTTGTTCAAATAGAAGCACGGCACGCCGGCATTGTATTTCCATGTTACAAACTTAACATTGTCTTTTGTGTAATACTTCATTCTATTCTTTCCTTTTTCTTTCCTTATCTGCCTTTTAGAGACAAACAAGGAAAGAAATTTATTTAACCTGATCATAGTGTTACATGTTTTCGTTTATCTTTTGTAATACACTTTGCAGCACACTATCACCGTTGAAAGTTGCTTCTACTACAGTGTCTATACTTCCATTATCATAAGTAAACACTATTTTCCCGGTTTTATCATATAGCTTTATATCCTGTATAACTTTTAACTCTTTTGGGCTATCCTGTTTTACTTTAAACGTGATGCTTTCCAGGTCAAGTCCGGTTACTTCTATCATATCGTCCGTATAGTCAGAGACATTAAAGTCAAAATAACTTTTATTCTCTTTGTCTCGGACAAAGTTATATGCTTCAAACTCATTTTTAAACGTCTTTTCTTTTCCGTTCTTGAATAGGTGGAATGTTTGTGCGTTCGGTTGCTCCCAACTATAACCGTCTTTCTCCATAAAGAAAAATACTTTGTTTGTAGCATGTCTTTTTAAATTTATCAAAGATTGCTCCAAAAAATCAGAGAAAGGAATGCTTGTATTTATATCCTTTTCTATATGAACGCCTACTTTTGTGTTTATCTCTAAAATTTCTGTGTAAGCCCAAACGCGAATCTCACGTATAAGGCTATCACCGTCTTTGGAGACACAAAAAATATTGTTGTCTTTGTCTATAGTGACACTCAAACCTTTGCTATTCAAACATGCTCTTACCTCACCTAAAGAACACCCAGTAAAATATTCCTTGTCAGCTTCCAATAATTCAAACTCTTTTTCTTTTTCGCTTATTTCTGTTACGTTTGCAGTACTTTCTTTGCTCTCCTGTAGGTTTGTATCATTTTTGATTTCCGGCGTTCTTACAAGCTTAGTATCTGTGTCCGGTTCTTTTGTTTCTTTTCCACAATAAACAGGGGTTAACTTATCCGGGAAAGAATCGTTCTTATCTCTAATTGGATCAAAATAATTAATTTTGTTATCAATCATAAAACAGTTGTCACAGTTGTCAGAGACAAAAGAAAGTTTACAATAACTATATTCTTTTGTAAAATATATTTCGCCGTTCCAACCGTCCAGACAAGAAAGTACTTTACTTAATCTATTATCTGATCTATAACTAAAATTAGACGGTTCAGACAATTGTACAAACAATTCTCCGTATTTACCATCTATGTCTCCTATTCCTAATTCTGTGATATAATTCACTCTTAATCGGTCTGATCCTTTTTCTATCTCGAAAGAAACAAATTCTGAAACTTTAGATATAGTTTTTAAGTCCTTTGTGAACTGTTTGTTGTCCTTAACTGTCAATTTTAATTCCTTGTATAAAATAGGGTAAACGCCCTCTATATTTACATTCTTATTGAAATCATTGTAACGACACTCAAATATTTCACCTTTACCCGTTACGATCGTTACGACTATTTGTCCCTCTTTGTCGTCGCTACCAACAATAATATGACATTCCTACCAACTTTTTAAAGATATCAAAAGATATACATACATACTTGCCCCAAACACCGGAAAAATTGGATATTTTCACATTTCTACTTTTACAGATAAAAGAATCAGTAGCATATATTTTGCTTAAATTTATATCTATTAAAATATTGTTATCAATATATCGACTTGAATTTTTGGTTTTTACAGTTAGAAACGTTTTGTCTTTCTTATTAAATACAATATCAAAAGAACAAATACAATTATCCTCGCTTTCTTGTACCTGATTTCCTTCTTTGACAAATTCTAATTTTTCTTTGGCGCCGGACAACTGTTTGAACCTTTCCAAATATTCAAACACTTTGACTATATCAAAACTGCATTTAAAATTGCCTTTTTCAATAGAGACAATATTATTAGACACCTTACATACATAAGACACGCTATTTATAAAAAAAGAATCAATATTTGAATAATAAGGACTTTTTGTGTAGTATTTTGTCGCTTGTTCTTTTTCTTTCTCTGTTAGTCTTTCTGCTTTCCCTTGCTTTGTTTCAAGGCTTTCGCAGTTTGCGATATAGGCGTAAACGTCTTTCAATGTATATACGCCCGGTTTTTCGTTTTTAAAAAGTTCTTGGAAGTATGTTTTTGCAATTGCCAACAATTCTACAAAAATTTCCATAAATAAAGTATCTGTGTTATTATTAGTTGCTTTCATTTTTAATATCTCCTATTAGTTTATATTATTGTTAATAAATTGTTTATGCTTTATGAATTGATTGATAAAATAAGTAGGGTTATTACTCCCTACCTTTGTCCAGGTTCGTTACCTCTATTCCTTCCGGTAAAGTATTACTGCACACAAGTTCGTTGATTAAATCAGAAGGAACCTTTTCGCAGCAATCATTAAAAGTTCAGGTTTAAAGTAAGCGATAACATTACCTATAGCACCACTTATATAAGTGTAAAACCTTCCATTTCTTTTTTTAACCTTAATTTCGCCGGTAAAACTAAAGGTTAAATGTCCGTTTTTGCAATCATCATTTAACCCAATATAGTAGGCAAAGGAATAACGTTTACCGCCTTCAAAAAGATAATCATATACTTGTGTGTCTTCTTTAAAGAACTTAGAAAATAATCCAGAGAAACCAATACGATTTACAGTTACCTTGTTTTCGTTGTTATTTACTGTAGTTGTCATAGCTTTATTGCGTTTTGTCAAGGTTTGCGCACCTTGTTTAATTAGTTTAGTTAGTTGCTTTATTAATAAGTTAAAATTTGTACTTTGTACCCGTCGTTCCCGGAAAACTGATATATTTCGCTTGTTGCTTCTACATATTCGCTTTCGACTATATCCAAGCAGCCTTTCATTTTTCCGTCAAAAGAATAGATCTTAAGCTCCTCAATAAATTTTGCACAATCACCCTGTAATAGGGTTAAACCACAGCCTCCATTTCCCAAAGTTGCTACAACAATAGTATTGTTGTTTTTCAGTTCTGTAGCAATAAATTCAAAAATTTGTTCTTTTGTTCTCATGATCTTTATTTGTTTATGTTATTACTTGTTTTTCGATATACAAATGTAACACTTTAATGTTACATACCAAAGGTTTTATAGTTAAGAAAGGTT